TATCCATTGGTTCTCATCCTGACCAATTTAACGTATTAGCATCAGAAAATCCCAAGTCAGTCAATCAAACAATAACTGAACTAAATTTTCAATCAAGCATTTTTGATAAGATGGGTTTGCCGCAAGACCTCTCTACCCCGATGAATCTTCATATTAATTGCAGCCCAAAAAACATTCACGGCAAAGTAGACGAAGATTATTTTACAAAATTAGTCGCAGAAGTAGCAGATAAATTCTACAAAAATCTTATGCGTTGTGATAAAGGAGTAATTAATCGACTTACCTCAGAAAATGAGGATCGTGGTTTCTGGACTGTCAAAAATATTTTACGCTTCAACAAATATATTAAAGAAAAATACAATTTAAATATTCCTATCTGCTATGACCAACTCCACGACAAATGCAACAATGAAGGTTTAAATAATAATTTATTAAATAATGCAAAATTATGCAAAGCTACATGGCCTGAAGGCGTTACCCCCGTCTTTCATTGGAGCGAAGGCAAGTCAGATAAGCCTCGTTCTCATGCCGATTACGTTGCCGATGGAAATTTTCCATTTGACATAGATGTAATTCAAGAACTTGAAGTAAAAGCCAAGGACAAAGCCATTGTTAGGCTCAAAGAGCAAATGGCTATGGCAGGAGTTAATTAATTTTTTTAAAAAAAGATTTGACAGTTTGAAAAATTCCCTCATACTGGAGGGCATGATTAAAACTATAAATGCTTATGACTGGATTGCTGATGTTGACTTGGCAATCGAACGACACAAACAAGGCTTGACTTCTGAAAAAAAGAAAGGCATGATGGTTTATCTTGACAAGAGCACTCCAGTTCTTGTACAATATGCGGATAAAAAATCATTTAACAAAGCAAAATCAGTATCCAAACGAGCAGGTCAATCTTCCTGTCTTAGAAATGTGCTGGATGCTGGAGGAAGATTACAATAAAAAACATTTAATAAAACTACTATGACAAAATACACATACGACTCATATACGATGACATACTGGTTCCAACGGGAGGACGGAGAATGGGACGAAGTTCTGGAAATTCCAGAAAGTGAAAAAAGTGTTGACACACACTAAAAAAATGTCAGACTGATACACGAAATTGACACTAACACTAATTACTGATTACTCAAACTTATTACTTTTTGACATATTTTCTTCAGCCCACAATGGTTGCAGGTTAGTATAGTGATTAGCTTGCCAAGGATCGTCAGAATGTTTAATGTACCAATCAATAGGTTTTATATGGTCAATATGCCATCCATCAAATCCATGATTTTCCCAAGACATTCCTTCTTGCCATTGTGACTCTATATGAACTTTAAATTCTTCAAGTGAGCAACCAAGATACTCTAAAGATGTTTTACCCTTTTTTACCCTGACTCTTCGTGCAATTTTTGCGACACTATTCCTAATAGCACAAGATAATTTAAATAATTCATCCGTGTCATATTTTTTCTTACGATATTCATTATGGCGTAAATAAATTTTCTCTCTATTGTTTTTTAAGTAATTTCGCCCTTTTGCTTTAACTTTTTCGAGATTTCTTTCGTGCCATCTTTTTTTAATTGCATTAGACTTTTCCCTATTGTTTTCAGCCCATTCTTGATTTTGTTTGTTTATTTTTTCTTTATTATTAATATAATACTCTTTTTTTGTCTGCTTTGCTCTCTCAGGATTTTCGTCTCTCCATTTTTTTGCCCTCGCAAGCTCCACTTCTCTATTTGCTAGAAAATTCGCTTTTCGACAATCTTTACATTGAGGGTACAGGCCATCTTTTCTTTGTTTATCTTTACCGAATTTATCAAGAGGTTTACTCTCGCCACATTTTGAACATTTTTTACAATTACTCATATTTTATATTACACAAAAACAGATGACGTTGGATTTGTTATTTTTTTTAAAAAAGGGTTGACTTGCCCCAAAAAAATGTCAGACTGATACCTGAAAATTAAAACTAACACTAACACTAAAACTGATTACTGATTATGATCGCTCAACAAAAAACACACACTCTGGTACGTTCTCACGATTTTGAGGAATCTGAATTTGGCATTAATGCTGAAGATGTATCGCACGTAATTCACCTTCTTAGGAATCAAATTTATTCCAATAAAACTCTGGCAGTCATTAGGGAATATACTACAAATGCTGTTGATGCTCACGTAGAATCTGGCAAGCCAAATTTGCCCATTCAGGTTACTCTTCCTACAAAATTTGAGCCAACCTTTAAAGTTCGTGACTTTGGTTCAGGCTTGAATCACGAAGAAATTAAAAATCTTTATACTAGATACTGTAAATCCACAAAACGTCAATCAAATTCTTTTACTGGTCAGCTAGGTATTGGTTGCAAGGCTGGATTTGCTTATGGAGACAGTTTCGGCATTGTTTCTTACTGCAATGGTATTAAAAATACATATAATGCCCAAGTTGATGAATCAGCTAAAGGCAAAGTAATTCTTTTAGATTCTTCTCCCACTACCGAGCCTAGTGGCATGGAAATTATAATTTCAGTAGCAGATTCAGATGTCAATACATTCAGAACTGAATCATTGGAATTATTTAGCTTTTTTAAAGTTAAGCCAGATGTTAAAAATCTTGGCGAAGATCAAATAAAAGAAAAATCTATTTGTTTGCAAGGTGATTGCTGGACGCTATATAAAGAAGATTTACATTATTCATATGGTCGCAATCTTCATGCTACCGCAATTATGGGCAATATTGGTTATCCGATTAATGTCAATAATATTAAAAATTCCCCAAAAGAAATTGAACGGTTGTGCAGTTCTTCAAATCTTTATGTCGAGTTTGACATTGGAGAACTAAGTATCGCCCCAAGTCGTGAAGCGTTGGAATATACAAAAGCGACCCAAGAAGCAATTATACAAAAAATGTTGGAAGTCAAATCCGACCTCGAAAAGATAGCATCAGAAAAACTATCAAGCTCAAGTGATCTTTATGAAGCGAAATGCAATTACTCCATTGTTATAAATAGTTTGCCTTGGGACATTCAGTTTGCTTTGAAAAGTTCATTTACTTGGAACGGAATAAAAATTTTAAATCATCAATTCAACAAACCTGATAGTGTATCTTGGAGATCTCCAGAAGTAACATTAAAAATGTACTCTAAGGAAGAAGATTCAAAAAACCCAGATGGTTTTAGATTAAAAAACTCAATTCAATATAATGTAAATGCACACAAAACTAATTTAATTGCTATTAATGATTGCGAGTCTTCTCATGGTCTAGCGTTGCGAGCAAGGACTATCTTTAAGCAGAACCCAGGCTTGAAGAATATTTATGTATATGCTTTCAAAGATGATAGTTGGAAAGAAAAAACATTTAAGTATAATAATTTTGATAAAGTAAGCGACAAGCATCTTGTATATCTTTCAAATTTTGAAAAATCAAAAACCAATTCTCCTTCAAAGGGAACTGGTAAAGGTAAGGGTTCTCGTCAAAACGTACAACTTTTCGAGTTGAGGAATACTCATATAAATACTCAAGACGACTGGATTAGCGTAGATGATAACAATTTGCCGAGCGAAGGCATTTATGTTCCAATCTATCGCTTCAAGATTGTCAATAATGATTATTCTAGCAGTAATCTGATTTACTTAATGAATGAAATCAAAAAACATAACGGCATGGAAGCTAAAATTTATGGAGTGAGGGCTAAAGATGTCGATAAGTTAGACAGTTCAAAGTGGATGCACTTCGATACTTGGCTGAATAAAAACATCAAAAAAATTATTACAGTATCAGATTGCAATCAATATGCCAAAGAAAAAGCTCAAATTGAAATTCAAATGAAAAATGATTTTCTGGAATGTGTAAAATTTACTAATCTAGTATCTTCCGACATCCTAGAAGATAATAACATCATTAAAAGAATAGTCAATTTTATGCCTACTCGTAATAAAAATGGGCGTTTTGTAAAATTCACTAAATTAGATGATCTGATTTATGCCTTAAAGTTGATTAGTGGCGAAAAATACAATGATTCTTATATTAAAAATCGTGCCACTATTACTTTAGAACTAACGCCAGAAGAAGCTGAGGAAGGACTAGAGGAATATCCGATTATAAAATATCTTAGATTTTGCTCGTGGAATCAATCACAATCGGACTACGTGGACTATATTCAATATATCAACCAAATAGACCAATTAAAAAAATTTAATCAGTCATTAGTGTAATCATCAAGGTAGTCAGAGGGATAAAACCCTCTGGCTACCACTTTTTTCAAAAAAAGATTTGACAGAACCCGAAAAATCCAATATATTCAAGCCTTAACAATCAAATTAGGAATAAAAATGAAAAAACTAGCATATAACCTTGGTGAAAATTCAGTCACTATCTTCAATGATGGACAAGTTCGTACTGTTCGTCGTGAGAATGTAAATTTCCCTCAAGTTCGTCAAGCCTTACTGGATGGAAATTATGATAAAGTTCTTAAACTTATGGATTCCAAAAGTGCCATTGAGGACTACACTCTTGGCAATATCGAAATCAAAGATGGCGAAGTCTATTACAATCATTCAAATGGCGAATCAGAAAAACTTCATGGGGTTGTAGTAGATAAGTTGCTATCATTAATGAGGGAAGGAATCAAAGATCCATCTCCATTATTTAATTTTATTGAAAGATTGCTAGACAATCCATCAAAACATTCTGTCGAACAGTTGTATAATTTTCTTAATTATAAAGAATTGCCTATTGATCCAGATGGGTATGTGATCGCTTACAAAGGTGTTCGTGATGATTATAAAGATAAATACTCTGGAAAATTTGATAATAGCGTAGGTCAAGTCCTAGAAATGAAAAGGCGTGATGTAGATGATAACCCAGAAGTGGGTTGTAGTTACGGATTCCATGCGGGGTCGTTCGATTATGCCGACTGCTACAGCAATCACGATGGTAGGCTTATGGTTGTGCGTTTTGATCCAAAGGATGCCGTAAGTGTCCCAAATGATTCCCAATTTCAAAAATTGCGAGTATGTAAGTATGAAGTAATTGGAGAAATTACTGAAGGTCGCAAGGAATGGGAAAAGCCTGTTTATGTTGACGAAGATTATGACTATGATTCCGATTGGGATGAAGATTACGAAGATGAAGATAGTGAAGATTGGGACGATGAAGTCAGCACCAATGTCCTGATCGTGAGGAATTATGTTGAAAATCGCCTTGACGAAGGGATTAATCCAACAGTAAAACAAGTTCAATCTCGAATGAAGGGTATTGAAATCTCTACCAAGGAAATCATTGAGATTGTTGAACGCCTTGGATATACAGTCGAAGAGATTAAGGGCAAGAAGAAGAATCGTTCAGAAATTTATTCCTAAATTGTATGTGTTATTCGAGAAGAGGGGGAGAAATCCCCCTCTTCTTTTTAATTCAATGATACTTAAAAACATAAAAAGTTATTTATATTACTCTTATTTTCAAGAGGCTCATTTTGTAGCAATAGATAACCTCCCTCCAATTTTGCCAAAATTATTTGCCATTACGGATAAGGATGAAGTTTTAGTGACAATGCCATACTTTGATTTATTCAAGCAAGATTTTAAAAATATATCTTTCAGTCAAAGCAGTTTATTCGCCGCCTCAAAAATTAATGATTATATTGAAGTAGAAGATTTAGAAAAAGTTAGCCGCAAAATAAGATTTTTCAAATTGCATAACATGATGACAGATAATTATAAAAAGTTTTTAATGAAAGAATATCAAACTTTCTGAACCAGAAAGTTGTTTTATCATTGATTATTTTTTAGATTATGGAATAATTGAAGCATGAAAAAATTACCTACCTTATATAAAAAAGACACAAAAGGCAAAATAAGAGAATGGACAATTTGCGTCCATCAAAATAAATTTTGGACAGAGGGAGGCATACATGGAATGAAGATGAATATCGCCAAGCCAACTACTTGCGTTGCAAAAAATATTGGATGCAGTAATGAGACATCACCAGAACAACAAGCTGAAGCTGAAGCTCAAGCAAAATGGGAAAAGAAATTACGTTCGGGGTATTTTACTAATATAAATGACATAGATGATAAAAAATTCTATGAACCAATGTTGGCGCAAAATTATAAAGACAGGGTTAATGAAATAAAGTTTCCTGTTTATAGCCAACAAAAATTAGATGGAATCCGTTGTATTATTAGATTAGAAGCAGATGAAGTTGTAGCCAGGACAAGGAACGGCAAAATCATTGAGCCAATTCCTCACATAATTAATAATTTAAAAAGTTTTTTCCAAGCAAATGAGAGTGCTATCTTGGATGGCGAACTATATAATCACGAATTAAAAGACAATTTTAACAAAATAACATCTTTGGTCAGGAAGCAAAAACCCGTCAAAACAAAGAATGACGACGAAAAATCATTTCAAAAGAAACAAGATAATTGGATAAAATCTTTAGAAGAATCAGAATCTATGATCCAATATTGGATTTATGATTGCCCCAAAATAATGTCAGTCAAAGAAAGTGTGCCATTTAGCTTGAGGTTTAATACATTAAAAAATCTTTTAAAAGAAAAAGACTGCATTAAGTTTGTGCCAACTGTTGAAATTGATAGCACCAAATCATTGAATGCCGTTTATCAAGATTATTTACGTGACGGGTTTGAAGGTCAAATGGTTAGGCTTGATATGCCCTATGAGCAGAAACGCTCCACATCTTTATTAAAGCGTAAAGAATTTATTGATGCCGAGTATAAAGTGATTGATATTGAAGAAGGAAATGGCAATAGACAAGGTACAGCCAAAAATTTAGTATTGATTGACGGCAAAACAAAAAGACAATTTCATTCAAATATAAAAGGTAATTTTGAATTTTTAAGAGATATATTAGATAATAAAGAAAAATACATTGGCAAAATGGCAACAATCAAATTTTTTGAATATACTCCAGATGGAATACCCAGATTTCCATTTGCGATTGGATTCAGAGATTATGAGTAAATCATTAGCTAATTTAAAATAAAAAACCCCCCAATAAAAATATAATTACAAAACAATTACCAAATATATTATAAATTAATAAATGAAACAAGAAATGCTAAACCAAAGATATTGTGTCTACGATAAGAAGGGAGTCTTTGCTACTTCTTACAATTTAGCCCTTGGAGCCTCCTTAGCCCTTAAATACGCTAAGATTGCCGCTGAAAGCCTAGAAGGAAATTATCTCCTTGAGGATTCCAGCGTATCACCCACGACCCTACCTCCAGGCATACTTTCCCAAATGGATACCGATAGCTAAAAACATTTCATTTATATATTATATCCCATAAAGAACATTATATAAGACAAATACAAAAAGTATATATTATATAATAATATATAAAGTATTAAAATTAAAAATTGATGGTGATTTTTAAGACCACCGCTAATTAAATATCTTTTTTTATACGATCAATTCAAAAATTTCAAAAAATAAATCTTTACTTTTGTTTTTTTTCTGATATATTCTTTTATATAACAATCAAAAAAGGAATAAAAAATCAAATGAATATAAAAATCGGAAACTATCGCATACAAAAAGTAGATGAATTAAATTTGATGGTTGAGAATTACAGGGTTGCGAATTTGAGCAAGAATCCATTGATTGCCGCCAAACAATCGCATGAAAAAAAGTGGCATTTTATTGGTTATTATGATAGGTTAGAACTGGCGTTAAATAAAATTGTGACGCATAGTTTGATCAATGAAGAGATTGATAGCGCAAATAATTTGATAGAAAAAATTAAAGAATTGCGCCAATCCATAAAAGATGCAATCCCCACAACATAACGAGCATCTGACTGCTGGCCTGGGCGGTAGTGGTTCTGAAAAGTCCATTGCCGTCCCGCCAGCTAATTCGATAAAATATTTAATAATAACAGTTTTATTATCAATATCACCATTGATTTGCGCCCTATATTATCAGCAAATAAAATTAAACAAACAAGAAAAAGTATATATTCAATTATTAGAGAAACTTAATAATAAAGAAAATTTAACAAAACAAGAAGAGGCAACAATAGAAGAAATAAAAGAGAAATTAAATATAATGCCTCCAAATAAAGCAGAAGTAAAACAAACAAATAAAAAAACTTATAAAAAAAGAGCATGGCATAATTAATTAATTTTAATAAATTTTTAGTAAATTTGGCTGGTTTTTATAAATTTTCACAAATAAACAGTTTTTTTTGTGAAATTTGGCTCGCCGCCGCATTTTCAGAATCCTGCTAATAGAGCGGATCTTATATATTTTTTCCTAAGGGCAAATACAAAATATTTTTAATAAAATAAAAAGGTTCAAAAATAGCAAAAATAAGAATTGACTTGGCCTACAGTTTTTGCGATAATATGCAAATAATATGACAAAAGAATTAGCCCTAGATCATTATCTGCGACATTGGTTCGGCCAATTTACAAAGCAGGAAATAAAAGATTGGGTAGATGGCAAAATAGATATGCTCGAAATATTAGAGAAAAAAGAGAAGACTGCGAAATATGCAAAATCCAAATAAGTTAATTGCACTATTATTTTTATCTGGCTGCGCCACGCCAAATAACAATATTACAGTTGATAATTTAATTGAACAAATAAATGAGATAAATAAGCCAATCGTAGTTGAATCAAATAAAACATATTATCAAGCATACGATGTTAATTACCCGAATGTATCACCTGTTTTTCTAACAAAGGATGAAGCGGAGCAATATTCAATTGATAATAATTTTACAGATAATGACTATCCAACTGGACACAATTATATTGTGCGCCCCATTCATCACCGATACGAAATTTATTTAAAAAATGATGCATCTAATGATCTACTCTATGAAAGCAATTCATTTGATATTGCCGAAGAATATGTAGATTTTTATAAAGACTCACATAGTGATATGTATATCTACGATTTAATTGAACAAAAATATTTAACAAATAAATATGAACTATTTACCAGATAAAGTATTTTTACTTGGATGTTCTTTTGTAATAATTATTTTTATACTTCAATCATGCGGAGTATTAGATAGTTTTAAATAATCAAATAATCAAATAATCATGCCACACTATTTCACAACCCGTAAACAAATAATTATTAAAGATGTACCAGAAGACCAAGCCGACTATTATGCTACGGAAGAAGCATTGATTGATTTTGGCAATGGGGTAGAATATAAAGTTTCTAATTGGGAACATGAAAGTTCTGAACAAAGTTCTTTCCTTCATTGCCTTGAGCTTCTTGAAAAGGCTAGAGCAATTGAAGTTGTAGATACTCGAACAAAAAGCCCAGTTTTATTTGAAAATTGCAAATAATGAGTTTATAATAAGTAGTTGTGGTCTTGCTGGACTACACGAAACTAAATTTCGCTGACGAGCGATGACTCAAATATAGTCGCCCTCTTCCTACCTGTCCCCACAAACTCTCCCCACAGGAAGGGGGCGGCTTCTAATTTTTAAAAAATGAAATACAAAGCAATATTATACCATACAAAATTTTTTGACCCAAATAAAGTAATAACTGATGCTCTCTGGGATGGAAGCACAAAACCAGTCACTCAACCAGCAGACGTAGCTTACTTTCCTACAAAAAGATATAAAATAGCAGAACAATATTTTTTTGAACAAAAGGAATGGAAACAAGATGGCAATTTCCATATTGAATTTGAAGAAGTCGAAGATTAACCCAACTTACTCAAATAATCTTTTTCTTTTTCTTGTTCTTTTAATTCGTTTATTTTATTTTGCAGTATAATAATTTTATATATTGATTCCTGGCGAGAATTTAATTCGTCAATTTGTCTTTGTTGTTTTTCCACAACACAATAGGATACAATATTTAATAAAGTTAATGCGCCAAATAAAAGAGTGATGGTCAGCTTTTTGTATTTGCTCATATAATATAATACACATTTTTGTAAGGTTAATGAACCTGCGCCAAATAAACAGATTAATCGATATTGCCCAAGGGATAAGCATTGATAAACAAATAAACAAAAGAACAAGGCATTATGCTTTTATATTAAATAAGAATAAAATAATTAGTATTGGAACAAACAGTTTAAAGACTCATCCAAAAGTAATAAAATATAATTATCATAAAAATGCTGGCATACATGCTGAGTTGGCGGCAATAATTAAAAGTGGCACTTTATTTCACAAAAATAATAAGATGATTACATTTAGGTTCGATAATTCTGGCAACCTTAATATTGGCAAACCCTGTCCTTCCTGCCAAAAATTGATTTCATCGCTAGGCTTTAAAGAGATCTGGTACTCGCAATCTTCAGGGAATTTTCAAAAATTTTAAAAAAAATCTTGACCTCCGTCGATTTTCTGTCATTCTGGAGTCATGAAAAATTACGAAGTTACCATTAATCATGACATTTACCACACTTACGTTGTCTCCGCAGAAAGCGTAGATGATGCCGAAGACAAGGCTATGTCTGGAGAGTATGAGTATATCAACTCGATTGAGTGCGACAGTTCGCACATTGTCCAATGCGTAGAGTCGGTTGCACCTGCATCTTCCAACATCAAAATGACTAAAGAGCAAATGAACGAAAAAATTCGTGCGATCATCGTTAGTCATCTATATAATTCTGAATTAGATGAAAAAAGCGCAGCAGAAGCAAAATTCATTCTTGACAACCTTTAATATATTAATTTAATGAAAATATCTGAATTAGTAGCTCAACTCATTGAACATCATTGCGAAATAGAAATAGAAGATTTATCTCGCATAGATAATTTAATTGAACAAGAAATTGTAGAAAGCAACTGTAGGCAAGCCAGGGAAAATTATTATTTAAATACTAATGGAGGATCAAAATAACATGAAAATTCCACTTAATATAATTAATCGCATCAAAGACGAGCATCTTTCTAAAATAAAAGAAATTGAATCAAATAAACAATTAGATGGAGAGACAGACTTCTGGGAAGACGTACCATTCCAAAATAAAACTTTTGCTTTTAATACAAAAAAATACAAAAATACTTGGAAATGTATTGGATTTATTTTAAAAGAAGATTTTGATCCTTGGGGAACCCATGAGATAGAAACACAAGAAATTTTTGAATATAAAACTGCTTAATAATGAAGACAATCAAAGAAATAGTATCCGAGACCATTGAGTATATTAAGTCAACACCAAAGGCTTACGATACGGAAAAAGGCCAATGTCTATACACCAAAATTATTGATGGCAAAAAATGTCATTGTGCAGTCGGGCGTTGTTTGCTGGAAGATTTTCAGCAAGAAGATTGGGAGCATAATGGATTCGGAATCCAATCTTTTACAAAAGAAAATCCAGAAATGCCACTAGATTCGATTCTAAAAGAAGAATATAGAGGCCATGGTCGTTATTTCTGGGAGGACTTGCAAGACCTTCACGATGATGTAGATAACTTATACTTCGAGGAAAATGAGCAGGGAGGTCGGGATTTGACTAAAAAAGGCCACATCTATGCGGAGTCAATTAATCTCGAATATTCTTGACTCCAAATAAATAATGTGGTAATATATACCAATAATGAAATACTTAATAATGTTACTTTTTCTATCAGGGTGCGCCACAAATAATGTGGCCCGAATTAATCAATTGCAAATAAATAATAATAAAATAACCCAGGACGATGTTGGTTACAATGATCTGCACCATCGACTCAAAGCTGAAGAGTTGGGCATCTCATACGTTGACTACCTCCATCTTGTCAACAATAACAAATTGTCAGTACAGCAATCTTATTTTAAATTGAGGCATACAAACAATTAAAAAGTCCTTGACCAAATCTAAAAATTGGTCATACTTACAGCATGAATAATAAAGAAATGATTGAAATCAAACTTGGACAAACCGCTGCTGAAGTTGCCAATCTTATTGATGAATACTTCGACCATCTTAATGAAAGCGAATTTATCAAAGAGAGCATTCAATGGGCTAGAATTTCAATGGAATTTCACATTACTCGAAACGAGCTTGAAAAAGCACTTTACGAAACAAGAAAATGTCGGGATACAATTCTCGAATACATTATGGATGTGTAAAATAATATGTGTCCTTTCGCCCTACATTTGACCAAATAAAAAATTTAATACAAATATCTAAAGTAGGAAATCGTTACGAAATAGATTTTATAGGAGGACAATGTATAAGTGGCAAGAATTTCTTTTATATATCAGATCAAATAAGATTAAGATTTGATTTAGAAATAACACCACTACAATTAAAAAAAATATTTGAGGACAAATGAGTCGAGGTGTCCAAATCGGTAAAGGAACAAGTCTTAAAAACTTGCGCTCGAAAGAGCTTACGGGTTCGAGTCCCGTTCTCGACACCATTTAACTTTTTCTCCTACAATAACTATCAGTTTGACTATGGCAGTTAGGGCATAAGAACCTTAAGTTTTCCAATCGGTTATCAAAATTATCCCCATTAATATGATCCAAGTGCAAAGAAAGTTTTTTGTTGTTCCATTCTGTTATTCCGCAAGATTCACACTTGTATGTCTTTAAGTTATATTTAAGAATTTTCTTTTTTAAGTTGCCTGTGCCTAATAAACCATTTTTAACAAAAGCTTCTTCAATAGGTATCTCATTAGCCTTAGCTGTTAAGTGAGCGCCTTTGCCATGAGCTTTCCCAGCAAAATGACCAGTATCAATATCAAGCTCTTTAATCCTTGCATGAAAAGTTCTATAATTCCCCCCAGATGGATGAACGCCGAACTTCTTTAATGCTTCTCTAATTGAATTGCTATTTTTAACAATCTCAATAAATTCTTTGTCACTAATTTTAAAATTTTTATTTCGTCCTTTTAATTTTGATTTATTAACTTTACCATGATACCAATCACGAACAGTCGTCCTTGGCACATTAATCATCTTGGATATCTCAGTAACAGTATAGCCTTGATTCTTTAACTTAATAACTTTATTGTATAATTCTTCTTTTGCCATATAAATATATACACTTAGATGGCGGAATTGGGAGACGCAAATAAGGACCGTTAGCTCAATTTGGTTAGAGCAGCATTCTCATAAAGTGCGGGTTGAGAGTTCGAGCCTCTCACGGTCCACCATTTTTACCACCATCAAATAAACAAATAATCAAATAAATAAATAATACAGTATAGTATAAGATATATGATAAGAAAAACATAAGAAAATATATTAATTAAAAATGTTTTTAAAAAATTAAGACCAATAGCGTTTTGGCACGCTGGCCGCTGCCCGCCCCGTGCCAATCTGCAAGAAAAAAGTTTTTTGATTTTTTGGCAAAAAGAGTTGACTTCACCGCCATTTTCCCCATTATGGAATACATGATTAACCAACCTTACCTTTCCTTCCCAGCCCAAATTCAACGGGGCAATCTATCTAACGTCTTCCTGCCAAACAAGCCGTTCAACGTGTATATCGTTCGCGCCCGCTACGACAACCGAGATGCATTCGTTGGCTGCTCCTATTCTCCTGTGGCTCGCTGCAAAACTCTGGGTTACGCCATTTTGAAGGCAAAAGAATTGGCTGAAAAGCTGTATGACGATTACAATGAAATCGACATGGATGACCCGCACATCGAAATCCGCTTCCACCCTGACCACAAATTTCCTGTTAGTAAATCTCAGAAAAAGCGTGAAATGTGGGCTGGAGCTGTTGTTTCGGGCAGCGGCAAAGTTAGCCTTATCCCTCCAATGTCAGGAGACGAAGGAATCCCATTTTAACCCAAACCAAAAACCATTACGTATTCGGAGGATAACATGAAAACATTATTAACAATTATTACAAATTCTGGTTACATGACCCATGACCAACTCAAAGAAGTGAAGGAGGCATTTCCGAATATGCAAGTCGTTCTCCTTTGGGGGCAGAGGGCAAGGCAAATGGTTGCGGTGAAGTATGCAGAGGGGATGATAGCGGAAGGTGAAGAGGAGGGTGACTACATTCGCTCAGTCTTCTTTGATGTCGCCACATATGACAAGCTTGTCGATGTCTTCAACATCTGCGGCTAATGGATTGGGGAATATTCCCCAATCTTCCCGTAGTGTTTTGGCACGCTGCCCGCTGCCCGCCCCGTGCCAATTTGCAAGAAAAAAGTTTTTTGATTTTTTGCGAAAAAGTTGTTGACCTAAAAGGATTTTCTGTCATTATTGGAGCATGATTAACTTACTAAGCGACCCTTCAAAGATGCCCTGCAAGGGCTTTAACATTCCAGCAATGAAATTCTGCCCCGCTGCCAAGCTGGTCATGAACCTCTACAAAAAAGCGAAAAAAGAGTTGTCAAAGCTCATTTGCTCTTCGTGCTATGCTTGTAAGGGGATGTATTTGTTCCCCAACGTTCGGGACTCGTTGCAAAAAAAGGCTGAATTTGTCTTGCAATCTATTCGGGAAGACAACGGGGACACGTTTGTCAAAGAGATGTGCGACCAAATTGAAAAAGCTTACTTCAAGAAAGGCGAAAAGAAAAAGCTGAAGAATCTAGACACGAATCTTTTTCGAGTCCATGATTCAGGCGACCTTTTCAACCCTGCCTATATTGATTGCTGGGTTAGGATTGCGAAGAATTTTCCAACCATTAACTTCTGGGTTCCAACTCGCGAACACGTTCGGGAAGAACAACTTCCCCACCTGCGCAAACTTGCGGAACTTCCCAATGTTGTTGTTCGCCCTTCCGCATTGGAACTGGATGAACCTGCGCCACAAGTCGAAGGCCTCGACGGAGGCACCGCAGTTTATACCGATGAAGCCAAGGCCAAGGCCGATGGACACATGATTTGCCCCGCCACCATTCACGCCCATCGCCTGGGAAGGAAGGGTTGGAAGGCACTGCCACAAAAGGAGCGAGCAAGGTTGGCGAGTTGTGCTGGTAACAACTGCACTGCCTGCTTTCTTAAATGTTCAAAAAAACCAAAAGCCTATATGGCTCATTAAAAAAGAATACAAATGCTACTAGGAGTCCTACTTATATGTTTTATCATAGGAGCCTCTTTTCTTTAGGCTCTACGGTTCGCGTGCTAATTTTTGGCACGCTAGCCGCTGCCCGCCCCGTGCCAACCTTACCGAGAAAAAACTTTCATTATCTTTCAAAAAGCATTGACATTAACAATTTTTTCTACATCATTAAACCCATGATTAAAATTCAAAATTTAGAGTTCCGCCGAACCAAAACCCTTCACGACAATCCAAAAATTTACTGGGAAATTGTCAAATGGGATAAAATGAAATTAGATGGTGAGGAAAAGGAGTATTGTTTCAGCCTCGCCATTTGGGATAAGAATGATGAGGGTTGGGAACTTCGTTTTGTTGGTTCAAGGCCATTTGAACTTGACGGCATGGGAATTTTTTGGGAACTTGCCACCTTTGGACAAAAGTATTTAGATGCACTTTTTGATTTGACAGAATCTTATCCTAATGTAGAATATGGCAATTATTATCAAGACAAGGTAAAAAATGAAAAATAATTTTTATAGAGCAGTTGATAGAGATGGCAAGATGCCTGTCTTATGTAGCAAGGAATATGATATTCCAGAAACACATCCTTATTTTGTAAGATACAAAAACAACAAACCTGTTTCTTATCGTGGTACAGAAGAAATTATATTTGAAAATGGAAAAGTTTATGATTATTCAATCAATGAATTTATTTATCCTGACAACTTATTAAAAGAATAAAATGACAATACAAGAAATTGAAAAAGATGTCCCACCTCATGTTGATGGGAAAAATCGTCGACAACTAATTGATCACCTTTTGGATGAAATGAACTCTGACGGGATGGCAAAACTTCTTGCTCTTGGCAAGCTGAAAATTCTTTGCCCAAAAAGAAAATAGTTGTTGACAAAACATTAAAAATTAACATACTACAAACCATGAAACGCATATTCAAACTACCAGTATCTTGGACATCAATCGGAACAATGGAGATAAATGCTTCCAGCCTAGAAGAGGCTATTGCAATAGCAGAGGACGAACTTACGGGGCTTCCAGAAGATAGCGAATATCTAGAAGGGTCATTTGAAGTAAATGTTGATCTTATCGACGAAGTGAAAGCGGCGGTAGGAGAAGAAAACTTAGCCAACAATGCGATATTAAACATTTGACAAAAACATAAAAATCAACAAACTAATAGACTATGAACATTATCAAAAAAATCACTGACTTCTTCACCCCTAAGATGAACCTTGTTTATCAAAGCAAAAATGGAGACATTGACCTATACAAAGTTAATGCTTTTCATTACAAAAACAAGTTCGGCAACAAAAAGCTCCGCAAGGAAAACATTGGCATCCGCACTTGGTGTTACAACCGCAAAGGGTATCGTTCTTTTAGGTACGAGGGTATTCTTAGCTTGTCTAAATAATTTTGTTCGGTTATTCATGTTGCCCCGTTGAGAGCTTGTTGACTTGGTTCTCAACGGGGTTTTTTGGCACGCCAGCGGCTGCCCGCCCCGTGCCAATTTTTATCGTAAAAAATTTTTAATTTTCTGCAAAATTAACTTGACCGCACGAAAAAAATCGCCATACTAGTAAGTATGAAAATTAAGGTAAGAATTAAACATGGGATTTGGACGAAGTCCCGCCCACATAAAGTTAAGAAAAATCTTCTCCCAAGGGAACAAAAACACAAAAAAAGATTTGACACTGAGTAAAAAATCTATTTAATTAAACCTGATTATTAACCTAAAAACTGATAAAGCTATGAAAACACTAAACATTGACATCTGCGGTTCTGACCGCACCCAAGCCACCCTCGAAGAAGTTTATGCGGTTCAAACGCCACAAAAGACCGATACATGGACTCCTATCAGTCACAAGCTACTCATTGAGCAAACCAAAGAAAAGCTGGATGCAAACGGCTTTAACATCATTGCCGAAAATCACAATCTTGCCCGATTTGGCCAGCGTTATTTTGGCCTCATGCAGGTGCAAGATCGCAACGCTCCTGAAAATCCAGATCGTGCGACTGTGATTGGTTTGCGTAATGGGCATGACAAGTGCTTTCCTGCTGGTATTATGGCAGGGGATGCCCCATTTGTATGCAGCAACCTTGTTTTCAACAACGAAATCGTCATCGCTCGCCGCCATACGAAAAACATCGACAATGAAAACATCGCTGGCAACATTTTCCACAAAGTTGCTAACGCCATCGGCCAACTTCGGGAATCCTGGCAAAGTCAGGAAAAGAGGGTAAACGCTTACAAAAGCTATGACCTCAGTTCCAATAGTGAGGCCAATGATTTAATCATTAAGGCATATCAAAATGGTGCTTGCTCCAAAACTCAGATCGCTGACATCGTGGATCAATGGAACACCCCGAATCACAACGAGTTCCTTGACCGCAACCTCTATTCTCTATACAATTCCTTTTCGGAAGTCTGGAAAGGAAACCTGGGACTGCTCCCGAATCGTTCTACCCAACTCCACGCCTTGTTCGACGGCGTAGCTGAAGCCGAACTGGTCGAGGCATAAAGTACCCCTAATAGCCCCCGCCAAGGAAAAGGCCACCCTTGGCGGGGCTAAAAATTGGCACGCCAGCGGCTGCCCGCCCCGTGCCAACTTTACCACAAAAAAAATTTATTTTTTTTTGCAAAAAGCTTGACTTGACCCGATTTTCTGTCATTCTATAAAGCATGATTAACCCATCTAACATAACTAAGTATCAACGTAACGATTATTGCTTACAGGAATTCTTGTTGTTCTGTATTTGCGTAACTGGAAAAAGGAGTGCAATTGAAAGCGTCAAGCTCGATGCCTTTCTTGATGACAACTTGTTTCCCATACCATTGAAACCTTTTCAGTTTATTAGGTTTCTCGACTCAATCGGTAAACTTGAGAGTCAACTGCAAAAGCATAGGATCTCACCCTATTCCCAAAGGCTCAAAAGTTTTCGTGCAGTTACTAAGCTAACAAATCTTGAACGAGTTGAAATAGAGGACTTGGTAACTATCCCAGGTATAGGACTAAAGACGGCAAGATTCTTTTTGTCTCACTCAAGAAAGAACTTTGATGAACCCGTCCTTGACACTCACATTTTGCGTTATTTAAGGAACAATGGGCATAACGCACCAAAGTCCACCCCACAAAACCCTGAGATATACGCAAGGTTTGCCAAAATATTTAAAAATATTGCTAATAAGGCTAATAAGTCCGTCACCAAGCTTGACCTCGAAATCTGGAGGGAGTACAGCGGCTCAACTTAAGTGAGTTGGGGAATATTCCCCAATCGCAGGAGTTGGGGAATATTCCCCAATCAAAGTTTTTTAATTATTTTGGTTGACTTGAGCTAATTTTCTGTCATTCTGTAAAGCATGATTAACTTATTACCCGCAGAGAAGCGAAAAGACCCAAGGTATCTTATCAATCACCTTAAGCCAGTAAAGGTTTACCGCAACCTTCACAAAAATTGTTATTCAGTTCAGCAAGATGGTTTAGTCAAAGGCCATTTCAAAGAATTAGCTATAAAAAACCCAAAGTTCCTAGTTCAAAGTATTGGCAGGGAACGAGTTCGCAGAACGCAATCCAAGAATGTCCATGCGTTTGTCATTGGTTACTTGGAAGACTTTGTTGGGCTTCGGGCAATAGCGGGAGAGTGTGTGACTTATAACCCCTATAAAAATGATTCATTCGTTTATCGGGACACTGGCAATCCAGTCAACAAAAGTAAGTATGCAGACTTTTTTTTCTCGACAGAGGGGAAAGCCATTGTTAAAGTAGAACGATAAAATGAAATTTGATTATCCCAGACCACTTGAATTTTTCCACCCTGATTATGATGTCGCCTGTGGAGGCACAGAAGTACCAATGGTTAGCAAAGCAGGCACAGTGCTTTACGTGTGGAATAAGATAGACAAAGAATATGAATACTATCACTTTGAACATGATAGATTCTATCGAGAGTACGAAATTGAAATCTAATATCAAACAACATGGAAAAATCATCACTCATTAACCTTATCTGCAAAAAAGACCACCTTGGAACCATGCTTCCGATTTCTAACGAGCCAGAATTTGATTCTGATACTGGAGAATGGGATTTGTGGTTTGCCTATGAAGACTTGCAAGACCCTGACCGCAATGACGATATGACTCATATTGGTTTTTCGTCCAAGCAAGCCGCTGAAAATTGCATTGGCGAACTTGTTACAATGCGTGGACAAAAAAGTCTCCAACTTGAAAAAGAGCTGTCTCTATAACAATAATTAAGAATCAAAATGACTATCAAACTATTAGAAGATATTAAAGTTCTCCCGTATTACGAACTATTCAAAGCTGGCAATTACAAGGCGCACCTTGCTGTGAATCAACCCAACTGGCAAGAAGAGGGCTTAGTCTTTATTAGTAATGGAGCAACAGACTTGCTTCTTTCCAAGGATGATTATCAAATTGTTTCAAAATAAAAATAATAACCAAAAATAAAAATGATTGTTGAAAAAGTAGTATATGGCTATATCGTCCAACGCTTTAAAGAGGACGGTGAATTTATTGAGCAAGATAACTTTGTGGCCGATGGAGACGTCGCCTACGAAGACGAAGATGGAAATCCGCTGGATCATCTCGATCTTTGCAAATATTATCATACTTTTGATGTCAAATAACCAAATAATAAATAATTAAATAACAAATAACTTTCGTTAGGTTAATCTGCCCCGTCGAGGTTTATGATGATCCTCGGCGGGGCTTTTTGGCACGCCAGCGGCTGCCCGCCCCGTGCCAACTTATATTTGCTAGCAAAAGTATTACAAAAGCTGCCCCCCTAAAAAAACACTTTTTCGCAAAAAAAAGTTTGACCACGAGCTTTTTTCTGTCAAACTAGGGGGACATTAAGATTAACCTGAACGAAAGAAAATTATGTTATCAGTAAAACGCCACCCGAATCTTGACAACTGGTTTGAAGTCCGCATATTTGGAGAACTCATTGACCAATTTACGTCTGCCGTAAAAGCCATCCAGTTTGCTGAGAAAATTAAGAAAAAAGAAAGGTTTGATATTGTCCATATTGACCTGAAGCGTCAAGATGAAGAAAATTGAATCATAATTATTAAAATTGAAAAAACAGATGACCACTATATACCAGCACACACCTCACTACACTATTACCCCTTATTACGTTTACGCCGACATCGCAATCCAGGATGTAAAAAACAGGCTCGCCGCCGCAGAAATTCAAATTAGTGTAAGTGAACAACAAAACAGAATTGACAACCCGATTGGCACAGGTCCTGGCGGGCGTGTAAGGTTGGGCGATGATATGCTCCCTTCAACTTACCTTATCAGCGTCAGAGATGAAGATGCAGAAAAAGCTCGGCGGATTCTTGTACATAATTTTGATTCTTTTTCAAGAGATAGGATTGTAAAAATTCTTGCTACTGATACAAAAAAAGATGAAAATTTGTTTTGACAATTTAAAGTAATTAACCAGAATAAAACGCATTAACCTGAACTAAGAAAAAAATGAATCAAGATTACGACTACCTTCAACTCCACCATGATGATTTCGGCCTTGTCGTAAAGGGCTATAAAGAGGATGGTTACCCGTCCCACTCCGTGCTTGCAGGGCAAACCCGCATTGACTATCTGAACACTTTCGACACTGAAGAGGAAGCTATTAAGGCGTACCCAGAACTCGCCCCAAAAGGCGAAACGCAATGGGGTTCGACCTGGGCGGACGCTCAGATTAAGGACGTTTCTTGGCTTCCTGATAGACCAGATTTGAGTTTGTAATGGGTTGATCTGCCTCGCCAGGGTTTGTGGTTATCCCCTGGCGGGGCTTCACTTTTCGCTTGTGGGCGGGAATAGGCTGATTACTGCGTAGCGGGGTCGGCCTCTCCGCTTACGGGCGGGGAGGGCTTCTTTATTTTGGCACGCCAGCGGCTGCCCGCCCCGTGCCAACTCATATTTGATAGCAAAAGTATTACAAAAGCTTCCCCAAAAAAAAAATCACTTTTTTGCAAAAAAAGCATTGACCAAAGAAGAAATTTCCCCATACTTATTTTTATAACCTAAAGATTAACCTAATTAAAAAAACTATGAAACACCTCTCACAAGCTCTCTCAGAACTCGGACTCTCACAAAATTGGTTCGATGAATTGAAATCGGAAGTTGAATCGGACAAAACATTTTCTGAAAATGGATTGCTTACCACTACAAGAGAAGATGTCGAAGATGAGTTTGTCCAACTCGATGTCCGTCTTGAAAAAATTGATGACAATGACGAAAGTTTTGTTGACATGGATGCAGTTTCTTCTACAATGGCAAACGTATTTAACCAAAATTAAAAATGACAATCGAAACCCTCAATCTTATTATCGACCAAAACGCTGACGCTGCCCTTGCTGGCGACGAATCCGCAATTTACAACATACAATGGGCTGAAGAGCAGTTGACAAAATTGGCTTTCCTTAAAGTTCGTGAACTAGACCAAAAACAAAAATGAGTAGACTTGAATCCATAAATCTTATTTTTAAGCAAAATAGTGCGGATGCTATTGCTGGAAATGAATCCGCCTTTTCTAAAATCGAATTGGCTGCAGAGCAGTTGATAGAGTTAGGCCGTTTGAATAAATTAGCATGTCGGCATTTTAGAGAGTGTGCTCAAATTAAAGCGGGAATATTTAAAAGCGATTTAGAAAAATGAATATACTACAAAACATATTACTTGCTATTATCTTTGGCAATTTTGTTGTTGCCGCCGTGATGGTATTACTTTACATTCAATTTAGCATTGAGGATAAAAAAATGAAAAAAGAACTGGAAGAAATGTATGATGAGTATTATGGGCAAGATAAAAAATCTAATTAAGAAGGAGAATAAAATGAATCATTTAGTTATTATTGATAAGAAGACTTATTTTGAATATAGGCTTGGGAATCATTGTGGCAGTATGCCGAAGGCGCATTACCCACAAGTTCAAGACGTTGTAAGTTATTTGAATAATTATTATTCTTTTGACACTCATGAGGTAATCTAATAGGTTAATCTGCCCCGCCAGGGTTTGTGGTTATCCCCTGGCGGGGCTTCACTTTTCGCTTGTGGGCGGGAATAGGCTGATTACTGCGTAGCGGGGTCGGCCTCTCCGCTTACGGGCGGAGAGGGCTTCTTTATTTTGGCACGCCAGCGGCTGCCCGCCCCGTGCCAACTTTACCGCAAAAAAAAAATCACTTTTTCACAAAAAAAGGTATTGACTGCATAGCTTTTTCTGTCATACTGTAGGGCATGATTAACCTACTGAGCAACCCATCCAAAATGCCCTGCAAGGGCTTTAACATTCCAGCAATGAAGTTCTGTCCAGCCGCCAAGTTAGTGATGAACCTCTGGAAAAAAGCATCCAAGGAACTTTCTAAGCTCATTTGTTCCTCTTGTTATGCTTGCAAGGGTATGTACCTTTTCCCCAGTGTTCGGGATTCTTTACAAAGTAAAGCTGATTTTCTCTTAAAATCTCTACGTGAAAACAACGGCGATGAATTTGTGGCGGAAATGTCCAAGCAAATTCAGTCCGCCTATTTTAAGAAGGGCGAAAAGAAAAAACTAAAGAATTGCGACACCAATTTTTTTCGTGTCCATGATTCGGGCGATTTATTCAACCCTGCATATATTGATTGCTGGGTTAGGATTGCGAAGAATTTCCCAACCATTAACTTTTGGGTTCCAACCCGTGAACACGTTCGGGAGGAACAACTTCCCCACCTACGCAAACTTGCGGAACTTTCAAATGTTGTTGTCCGCCCTTCCGCATTGGAATTGGACGAACCTGCGCCACAAGTCGAAGGTCTTGACGGAGGCACAGCAGTTTATACCGATGAAGCCAAGGCCAAGGCCGATGGACACATGATTTGCCCCGCCACCATCCACGCCCATCGCCTGGGAAGGAAGGGTTGGAAGGCACTGCCACAAAAGGAGCGAGCAAGGTTGGCGAGTTGTGCTGGTAACAACTGTACTGCCTGCTTTCTTAAATGTTCAAAAAAACCAAAAGCCTATATGGCTCATTAAAAAAGAATACAAATGCTATCAGGAATCCTACTTATATGTTTTATCATAGGTGCCACCTTTCTTTAGTTCCTACGGTTCGCGTGCTAATTTTTGGCACGCTAGCCGCTGCCCGCCCCGTGCCAACTTTACCGAGAAAAAAAAATCACTTTTTTGCGTTTTTTTGCAAAAAAGGGGTTGACCTCACGCTTTTTTTTGTCATACTAGGGGAACATTAAGATTAACCCTAACAAAAGAAAACCATGACAGAACAGCAAATCCAATACGAACTGACTTTAATTGATTGGCTTAACGCTCGCCTTGAAAAGTGTCTGCAAATGGACATGGATAACAGGAATGAGCTTATCAAGCTCAGTCAAGAATTAAAGGCAAAGTTCGTCGAAACCGAAGATTAAAAAAAATCACTTTTTTGCAAAAAAGATATTGACCGCAAGCGAATTTTCCCCATACTTACTTTTATAACCTCAAGATTAACCATGACCATTCAAACACTAGCACACGCTGATTCCCTTGAACGCCTTTCTTTTTCTGATTTGAATTGGGAAGAATATGAAGCCTGCAAGGCTGGCCTTATTTACTACGAAGGCTTGCGGGACTACTTAGAAGCAAACTGCCCAGAAAACAAGGAAAAGATTTTGGACATCGAAGACACCATTTCAGCCCATTATACTGTCCTTGCTGACATCGTAGGCGGGGCAAAGGTAAATTATGAATCTATTATCTAATGAGCTTAGAAAAATCAATTAAACATAAAAAAGAATATCGCAAGCCTTATTACAAATCAGGAAAATTCGACAAGACTTGTCGCCCAGGAGGTTCTTGCCCATATTGCAAATCAAATAGAAAACATAAACACAAAAAACAAAAGCTAATTTATAATTATGAATAAATTATCAACACAACTAAATAAGTTTATTGCTAATAATAAAAAAAAGATTGCTCTTCATTATAAAGAAGCAAGGCGAAATACAATGACAGTCGAAGGTATGCTGTTTGCAAGTAAAGTAAATAAAAAATAATTTCTTATGGTTAATCTGCCCCGTCGAGGTTGATGGTGATCCTCGGCGGGGTTTTTTTGGCACGCCACGGGCTGCCCGCCCCGTGCCAACTTTACCGCAAAAAAAAATTTATTTTTTTTCAAAAAAGTGTTGACCGAACGTTTTTTTCTGTCAAACTAGGGGAAGATTAAGATTAACCATAACGAAAGAAAAAGATGAACATCCAAACCCTCGCCCAACTCTCCACTCAAGAACTTGCTATCCTGAACGGGTGGCATGATGACCAAGCCATGACTGGCAATGAAATTGACCAAATGGTCGAGCAATTCCAAAAGGAGGACAAGTAATGAAAGTCATTAGGACAATCAAAGTTGAAGGCATCAGCGGACACGGGAAAAACAGAATCCGTGAGCATGGAACCGATTGGGACGTTCTGGCCGAAAGCGGTGAAAAAATGTTAATAGTGCCAAGCGGCCAAGACATCAGCGGCTGGTGGCGATGGATATTGAAACGTCAAGACCCACATTTTCGACAGGTGTAAGTTTTGCTAATTGGCACGCCACGGGCTGCCCGCCCCGTGCCAACTTTACCGCAAAAAAAAATTTATTTTTTTTCAAAAAAGTGTTGACCGAACGTTTTTTTCTGTCAAACTAGGGGAAGATTAAGATTAACCCAAACCAAAAAACCACTATGACAAACCTTATCAAAGCTATCGTTCTCGCCGCTCCTGTTTCTTACCCTTACTCTATTGGGCAAGAAACAAGTTTTATCCTTTCAAATGCTGATTACAAAGTTGGCCAAGAAATTTCTTTCAACAACGGCTTATCAATCAAAGTAACCGAGCTTCCAGTCATTGATGAGCAAGCCTACGAAGCAATGAAGTCTCGCCACATTGAAATTTCCCACCGCAACGGCGTAGAATAAAAAAATCACTTTTTCGCAAAAAAAGAGTTGACCGAACGTTTTTTTCTGTCAAGCTAGGGGAAGATTAAGATTAACCCAAACGAAAGAAAACCATGCTATCAGTAGAACGCCACCCAAACCTTGACAACTGGTTCGAAGTCCGTGCATTTGGAAAAATGCTCGACCAATTCACATCTGCCGTCAGAGCTATACAATTCGCAAAGAAAATACAAAAACAAAAGAAAATTGATAGCATTTATATTAACATTAAGCGTGAATATGATGAAGATTGAATCGCCCTTTGTCCTTACTTCTTTGAACGAATACAATATCATTCTAAGAAAAGATAATCCATTTTATAAGCCAACAGGAAGGGATTTAATTCTGAGTATTGATGCAGTATTAGCAAACGAAGATAGATTGGAAGAAATTACTGATCAACTAGGCTTGCCAGAAAGTCAAGCAGTTTTTTTATTGCATGACTGACAAAAGCTGGCACGCCAGCGGCTGCCCGCCCCGTGCCAATTTTACCACAAAAAAAAATTTATTTTTTTTACAAAAAGGGTTGACCTCACGCTTTTTTTTGTCATACTGGGGGAAGATTAAGATTAACCCTAACGAAAGAAAAAAGATGACCTTCGTTCAAAATCTCCAACTCAAAATTCGCCTCCAGAACAGCATTGCTAAAAGCAAGGCCGCCCTCGAAGAGATTAAGGCCGACATAGAGGCACAAAAGGCAGAGATAGCTCGCCTCAAAAAAATTCTCTCTGATATGTAAAAAGATTTGACGTTTACATAAATTTCCACATTCTCATATGTATAACCTGATATTGAAAATGATTACTATCAAACGCCACTCGAACCTCGACAACTGGATTAACCTTGCCATTAACGGCAAAGTTTTCAAGCAACTGAATTCCCGCTCGAAAGCGGTTAAGATTGCTCACGCTATGGGCAAAATTAAGGGATTGAAGGTGCTTGACCTTGACGTTGGGGAAAGGCATCATGATGGCAAAACTATTTCAGTAAAATCATAAACCTCACAAACGTAGTACATGGAATGGAGTAAAATCATGAATTTGAATCACGAACAAATTGCTTTTTTGCGAGAAACCCTAGAAAAGAGAAAGGGTGGCGAATTGTACGCCAAGGAAACTCAAGACCCTATGTATGAGGCTTACCAGGAAGGGGTGATTGAAGAAATTGACGAATTGCTCGACATTCTTGGGCCCCGCTCGACTGTTATCGTCACCCAGGGATAATTGGGGAATATTCCCCAACCCGCCAAGCCACCCAAGCCAAGCTCCAAACTTTGCTTTCTGATAAAGACGAACTCGACATCGAGTTCGCCCTCAAGGATAGCATCATGAACCGCGCCATGATTAGCAGTCGTGTTCGTAAAATGAAACGTCAAGGCGATGAAGATTGAATCGCCCTTTGTACTCTGCCCCGTCGAGGTTTTTGAATTTTCTCGACGGGGCTTTTTTTGGCACGCCAGCGGCTGCCCGCCCCGTGCCAACTTTACCGAGAAAAAAATTTATTTTTTTTCAAAAAAGAGTTGACCGCATGCTTTTTTCTGTCAAACTAGGAGAAGATTAAGATTAACCATAACGAAAAAACCACTATGAAAAACGAAACAATCGAAAACCCACAAACCGAATCCGAATTCATGGCAGACTGCATGGAGGATTTGGTTTACTACGAAGAACTATTAGCTCATGCGGGAAAGAATGGCTCTGATAACAACATGAGCGTCGAACACATCGAGGCGGCGATTGCCGATTTGAAATTTGTAATGGGCATTAACTATTAGATTAGCTTTTTCGCAAAAAAGTTTTGCTAATTGGCACGGGGCGGGCAGCCGCTGGCGTGCCAACTTTACCGAGAAAAAAAAATCACTTTTTTGCATTTTTTCGCAAAAAAGGGGTTGACCTCACGCTTTTTTCTGTCAAACTAGGGGAAGATTAAGATTAACCCTAACGAAAGAAAAAAGATGACCCTCGTCCAAAAGCTCCAACTCAAGATTCGCCTCCAGAACAGCATTGCCAAAAGTAAGGCCGCTCTTGAAGAGATTAAGGCAGAAATGGAGGCACAAAAGGCAGAGATAGCCTACCTCAAAAAAATTCTCTCTGATATGTAAAAAAATTTGACATTTGCCTAAATTTCCACATTCTCATTGATATAACCTTAACCATAACCATTATGAAAATCGAAAAACACGACGTAATTATCTACAAAGAAAAAATCTATCATGTCATCCAAGCCGATGCTGAAAATCTTATCGGTCGCCTTTACCGCACAAACAAACAATTCATAATTCCAACTTCTCAAGCTAAGAAGCACCCTTTCTTCCCTAACGGATTAACCTTCCTTAAACATTAACTTTTTCGCAAAAAAGTTTTGCTAATTGGCACGCCAGCGGCTGCCCGCCCCGTGCCAACTTTACCGAGAAAAAAAAATTACTTTTTTGCGTTTTTTTGCAAAAAAGGGGTTGACCTCACGCTTTTTTTTTCCATACTAGGGGAAGATTAAGATTAACCCAAACGAAAGAAAAAAGATGACCAATTCACCAAAAATCCACGTTAAAGCAAAAGTTACAAACTCCTCATCATCCTGGCTTAAAGACGGCTCTGTTCGGGATGCGCTCGTTTCGTTAGAAAACGCTGTCGTTGGCAAACTGATTAGAACAACATTCGGATACAGTCTTAAAATCACCGAGATAGTCGGAGAGTACGTGCCAGAAACCACACTTTCTGACGAAGAATATGAGGCTCTAAAGGCTCGTGAAATTGAAAAAAGCCACCGCAACGGCGTAGAATAAAAAAATCACTTTTTCGCAAAAAAGGTATTGACCGCACGGCTTTTTTTCCCATACTTAAGGATATTAAGATTAACCCTAACGAAAGAAAAACCATCATGAAATCATATTCCGTCTCCTTCCTCACACAAATTTTCCGCAATGGTGTTTTCGCCAAAGTCGAAAAGAACGCGCTGGTCATCCCAGCAAACTCTGCCGATGAAATTACTGACGAAAAAGTTAAGCAGTACGCAAGGCATCTTGTTAAAGAAGGCTCCAGCAAAGCTTACAATCCTGATAACATTTTTGAACCCATCACCATCACCCGCGCTTTCTACAAAATCGAAAAAATCAAACTCATTCCAGCAATTGATTCTTCTAATTGGGTAGAACACGCTCGCAAGGAAGATTCTCGCTACTCCTTAGTAAACTAATCAAGGTTATAGGATTGGGGAATATTCCCCAATCGCTGGGGTTGGGGAATATTCCCCAACTTATCTTTGCTTGTAAAAGTATTTAAAAAGCCTCGCAAAAAAAAATCACTTTTTTGCAAAAAAGGTATTGACCAAACGCTTTTTTTTCCCATACTTAAGGATATTAAGATTAACCCTAACGAAAGAAAAACCATATGAAAAAAATCACACTCTCCTCCTCTAAGATTAACGCAGTTCACGATACCCTTAAAAGTATGCATGAAAATTTCGCAGTTGAGCAAGTTAGCGGGCGTTATGACCCGAAACCTGTAATTGATTGCATTGAAAAAGGTTTGTTCCACCAAGCCGCTGAATGGGCGATTTGCTCTTATTTAGAACAGAATGGTGATACAGTCGATGTTGATAACTACATTGCAGACCTTATTGACGATTTCGAGTTTATTGTAAACTCGTAAAAAAAAATCACTTTTTTGCAAAAAAGGTATTGACCAAACGCTTTTTTTTCCCATACTAAAGGATATTAAGATTAACCCAAACGAAAGAAAAAAGATGACCCTAGTCCAAAAACTCCAACTTAAGATTCGTATGCAAAACAGCATTGCCAAAAGTCAGGCAGCAATCAAAGAAATTAAAGCCGACATGGAACGCATTCGCAAATTTTAATCAAAAAACTTAAAAGTTATTAAAAATGCACATACAAATTAAAAACTACATAGTCAAGAAAAAGAAATGTGGTAAGTACATTCTTTGTATTAAAAAGGATTAAAAGATAAGCACTCCCCCCTTTTTTCAAAAAAAATCATTAACAAAAAATTCTAATTAGGCGGGGGGGTGGTATTTCTCATAATCAAAACAATTTTTTCATTTAAAAACAAAACAAAAAAATAAAAAGACCCCCCCTATTTAATAGAAAAAAACAAAAAACAAAAACAAAAAACCCGAAGTAAAAGTAAAAAAAAATCGGACCCCATATATTTTCCAGGCAAAATTATAAATTATGGCACGGATTCCGTGCTAAAAAGTAAAGCTTTAATTTACAGCCCCAATTAAAAAATAAGCCCCAATCAAAATGAAAGGGGCCTATTAATGAATGACAGATATGATAATAAATCTATATCATTATGGTTCTGGAACATTACTAAAGTCTGGCTGTTCGACAGTGCCTTCTTTAATAACTGGACCTGAAAGAATTTCATTTTTTTCTTTAACCTCAAAAAAGTCTTGTTGAATTTGGGCGATGGTTTCTTCATCTGCCTGCTCAATAGTTTTCTTTGCTTGGGCGCGACATTGATTCTCAATAAGCAATAAAACTTGGTTAAATTGCAATCCAGCGAAAATTTTGCCCGCGACAAACTCTGCGAGATCAGCTTTTTCTTGCTCTGTTAATGTTGGTTGAGGTAGATTATTTTCCATAATAAATTATATTAAAGGATACAAGAATTAAGTCAAGTCAAAAGGATAAGTTTTTTCAAAATTAATGATGGTATATATTTTTGAATGAGGAATAATTATCTTTGGGCGGTAATAAATATTTTCAAGTATATTAATCAAGTCATCTGCGTATATTTTCCTAACCCGAACAATAATATTAGATTGTTCTTGATTGCAGAAAACTTCCTCTCCGAATTTCTCACAAATCTTTATTGGGTCCATTATTTGCAATGTCCTTTTCAAGGAGATCGTTAATTTCTTTAATTTTATTTTTTTTTATATAGTTTGCTGGAGTCAAACCATTTAGTTCTTTTCTTGGGGTTCCTAACCATTTTCCAGCGTTATACAAAGAAAAATTTTCGGAAATTTTTAGCATTAAATCGATCTTATTCATAAAATATCTGATATATTATAATGTATTTATCTTTTTTTTAAAAGTATTATTTAAATATATATTGCAAAGTGTAATATATTTATATGGCTAGAAAAAAACCTACTAAAACAAGCGAAGAGGAAATTATATTAGATAAAAACTTTAATGGATTAACCTCTAAATTTCATGTTCATTCAAAAAATCTAACAAACAAGCAAAGAAATTTTGTAGAAATTGCGACCAGCCCAGATACCAATATTGTTTTTTGTGCTGGACCCGCAGGGACAACAAAGACTTATGTTGCTGTTTATTCTGCTTTAAGGTATTTAAGCGTAGATACTGATTTAGATTTATATTATGTCAGGACCGTAGTTGAGAGTGCTGAAAGAGGTCTTGGTGCATTACCTGGAGACATAGACGAGAAATTTAACCCTTATATGGCTCCACTGGATGATAAGCTTAGGGAAATGGTAAGGCCGACAATTATACCAGAGCTTATTAAAAAGAGGCGTATCGAAGCTATGCCTATTAATTATTTAAGAGGAGCAAGCTGGACCAATAAAATTGTTGTGGCCGATGAAGCCCAAAACTTTACTTTTAAAGAGCTAACGACTCTGGTAACAAGACTAGGAGAAGGTAGCAAGCTATTTATTTGCGGAGATTTCTTACAATCAGATATTAACGGCAAAACAGGATTTAAAAAAATGTATGATTTATTTGATGACGACCAAAGCAAAGAAAAAGGCATATATACATTTGAATTTACAGTAGATGATATCAAAAGAAGTAAAATCTTAAGTTTTGTTATAAACAAAATAGAAAAATGCAATTAATTATTGTGTACATAGCATGTAAATATGGAAATAATTATTGCAGCAATAATTGGGGCGTTCTCGACAATAGCAACGGTATATTTAAAAATTTTTTTAAACGAACAATCTGAGCATACTAAACTCAAAAAGCATACAGAACAAAACGATGATGTTTACAAAGCCCTTGAATACACAAAGGAAAAGTTAGAGTCCGACAGGGTTGTAGTGTATGAATTTCATAATGGGGACGTTTATTATTCTGGAGGTTCTCAGCAAAAATTTAGCAATACATACGAGGTTTTGGCGCATGGAATCAGTTCAGAGCTTAAAAATCAACAAAACTTAAGGGTATCTTCTTTTAATAGGTTTATAAAGCCTTTAATTGATGAAGATGATTATGGATTTTGGGACATAAACCAAGTAGAAGATATAATTACTAAAACTTTTTTTGAAGATCAGGGCACAAAAAGTACTTATTGTGTACCAATAAAATTATTAAGTGGTAAAATCATTGGAATACTAGGCGTAGACTACGTTAAGGAACCAAAAAAGCTAACAAACACTCAGAAGGCTTTTGTTAAAAATCAGTCTTGCATTATATCTGGATATTTAAAAACTTAATTTTTTTTTTATAATATATCATGAACGTAGATTACTGTACTCATTGTGGTTATAAAAATACATACGTGGGAATCGCTCCTACATATTGTGGAGGATGCGGTAAGCAATTAAATTCATCTATTGCAAGCAGATCAAACACAACTAATAAAAAAATAACTCAAACAAAATTAAGTGTTGCAGTTGCTGAAGAGTATGAACGTATTCCTGATATTAGAGAACTGGAATATAAAATCGAAGGAATGCATTATGATAAACTTAAGCTGTCAGACGTTATGAGGCAAAAACCTTCAGAAAATAAAATCAAACGATCTTCAGGGGCTAAAAGCAATCAATTAAATAACAAGAAAGACGTACTCAAAGAGAGCATAGAAATCTGCAAAAGCGCAAGAATTCAACCTCCTTCAGAAATTGAGTAAATCTAAATTAACTTATGCGGATAAATCTGAAATAATAAACCGCGAATTGCAAAAAAGAAGCCATAAATGGTTTCTTGATTCTGTGACATGGATGGATTATGAAGATGTATGTCAAATAATTAGAATACATATAAGCAATAAATGGGATCAATGGGATCAATCCAGACCACTAGAACCATGGTTAAATAAAATTATTTCAAACCAAATAAAAAACATACTTAGAAATAATTATGGTAATTATGTTAGACCTTGTTTGAATTGTCCATTTAATTATGACATCTCAACAAACGACGAGCTTAGTGGGCTTTGTAGTTTTACTTCTAATAAGATTCAGTCTAGCGAATGTCCCTTGTATGAAAAATGGGAAAAGAAAAAAAAGGATGCATATAATACTAAAATGGTTCTCACTATAGAAAACCACCAGAAAGAAGCCTCTATATTACCAGAAGAAACGTTTTCTGAATTGGACGAATCAATTAAAAGAATTAATAAATATATGAAAGAGGTCTTAACTGAGAAGCAATATAAAGCATACGATATGTTATGCATAAAAAACATGACAGATCAACAGGTTGCTGAACAGCTAGGATTTAAAACTTCTGAACAAGGAAAATCGGCAGGTTACAAACAAATCCGTAATTTAAAAAAAATGTTTAAAGAAAAGGTTCAAAAAATCATTAGAACACAAGATATAATTATTAATGACGATGGAAATAGAACTTACTGAAGAACAAAAGCAAACTATTGGAGATAATTATAAAAAAATACCTGATCTAATAGAGCTAACTAGAAAAGTATTCAATAATGAGTCTTTAGACGGCAGAACCAAGGAGGGCAAGCTTGTACGTCAATATTTAATTGAATGCGGCTTTCAGTACAATACTACAAAAAAGAAAAAAGTTAAAAACATCATATTAACAGATGAACAAAAAGAATTTATAGAAGCATCTGCAAAAGATAATATGAATGCATTTCAAATTGCATCAATCATATGGGCGGAAGGTAATATTACCCCATTAAGCAAAGAGACATTAGTAGTAGCAGATTATATAAAAAGCAATAAGCCCAATTTATTAAGAATAGAAGATTCTGCACTGGGAGAAGAATACCAACCTCCTAAAACACTTTCTGAAGTCGTCAAGTTAATTAATGATTATGCTTTGACTGAGTTAGTGATCAGTAGATTACCCCTCAAAGAAAAAAAGTACGCAGAGTCTATGCTGAAGTTCCTTTCTACGCATCGATTGTTACAAGTCATCAATAATTATACGGACAACACAGATAGAAAATTATTTGAAGCAGAATTCATTCGTACTACTTGGGACAAACCAGATTTAACTGCAGATGAAATTAACTTATATATCAATGTATGTATAGACTATGTCAATCTAAAGAATATAAGCAAAGCTATGGAAAAATTAAATAGAATGTTCCATGAAGCAGAAGATCAAAGAGATATGACAGTAAGACTAGCTGAATTATTAAAAACAAAAAGCGACGAATACAATCAATGTGAAAAAAGAATGGAGTCGCTCATCAACCGTTTAAACGGTGATAGAGCGTTAAGGATAAAAGGCAGAAAAGAAGAGAATGCATCTATTCTTTCTTTAGTAGAATTATTTCAGGATGAAAAAGAGCGTGAACTTATGCTAAAAATGGCAAACATGCAAAAAGAAGCTGTAAAAGAAGAAGCCGCACGAATTGAATCAATGCCCGCTTGGAAAGCTCGTGTGCTTGGTATTAGACGCGAAGATATAATATGATTGATCCGCTCCAGCCAAACCTTTATTGCAAAATCTGTAGTGAAAAATTTCAAACAGAAAGATCACTGCATACCCATTTAAAAAAACATAAATTAACAATCGCAGAATATTATTGTAAAGAATACCCAAGAATAAACAAACTAACGGGAGACCCCCTTCCTTTTAAAAATAAATTTGATTATTTTACAAAAGATTTTACTAGCCGCGATCAAATGAATAAATGGATAGAAAGATCTCCCGAAGACGAAGTCAAGGAGTATATTCTTAACCAATTAAACTTTCGGATTAAAAATAAAAAATTGAGATACGCTCCTTTTCATATTGAATTAGAAATGATGAAATTGCCTTGTCTTGATATTTTTATTAAATATTTTGGAAGTTATTCTAATGCTTGTAGTAAGATTGGGGTTGAGCCTTTGTTTAAAAGAGGACTAAGGTCTCCAGAACAATTTTTTGAGAAAAACAAAAAATTTAAAAACGTTTTTATATATATTGACACAAGAGAGCAGAAGCCACTTAGTTTTAGAAATTCTAAGAAAATGAAACTAGATTTTGGTGACTATACAACGAGGGGTGATGACTATACATATACTTATATAGATAGAAAAAGCGAGTCAGATTTTAAGGGTACATTAAGTCAAGGGCTAGATAGATTTAAAGAAGAGTTAGAGAGGGCTAAAACTTTTAAAAGCTTTCTGTATGTTGTCGTAGAGAGCGACATAAAGAAGATACAAAAAAACAATATTTTCGGGCCTCACAAATCAAACCTAGAATATATATTTCATAATTTAAGAAATTTGACTCATGAGTATAGTGGGGTCTGTCAATTTCTTTTTACAAGCAATAGAACAAATTCTGAAATTATTATACCAAAACTACTTGTTGCTGGCAAAAAATTATGGAATGTTGATCTTCAATATTTTATTGATAAATATGGAATTGGAAGTGAAGCATAAGAAAACTAAGAAAATTTACAAATGCCTACCTGGGTTTATTAATATACTTAAAGACTGGAGGTTTATTGTAGGAGATGGATCACACGAGAAGCATCAAAACATGAAAGACTATGATATCTATATTGCTAAAGAAGAATTATGGATAGACCTAATATATGCATATCAAGAAGGCTTCCTTGAGCCTAGCGAGTTAAGGAGTTGGTTATGAGCTGGGAGGTTGGCGTACAAAAATATCAAAAAAATGATGCAAACGAGAGAATTGCAGCAGAGCAGGGGTTTATTGGAGAAAAGAAAGCGAAACTCCTTCTTTATGAATTTTTAAGAGAAAATACTACATTTGCAGTAGATCTTTTGAGTGGAGTAAAATTATTTCCATTTCAACATATGAGCATTAAAGCTATGATGGAGACAGATTACTTTTTAGGCGTGTGGTCACGGGGTATGTCGAAATCGTTCACGACTGCTATTTTTGCATTTTTAGATGCTATTTTAAACCAAGGTGTCGAAATAGGAATCCTATCTAAGTCATTTAGACAGGCTAAAATGATTTTTAGAAAAATTGAAGATATTGCTGCCAAACCCGAAGCTAAATACTTAGCTCAATGTATAACTCGCAAATCTAAACAGAACGATCAATGGACATTGGAATTCGGCCAAAGTAAAATTCATGCATTACCTCTCGGAGATGGAGAAAAGCTTCGGGGTTTTCGTTTTCATAGAATTATTATTGATGAATTCTTACTCATGCCTGAAAGAGTATATAATGAGGTTATCGTACCTTTCTTATCTGTTGTGCAAAATCCAACTCAACGAGAAGATGTATACAAATTAGAGTCACAGCTTATAGATCAAGGCAAAATGAAAGAAGAAGATAGGCATAAATGGCCAAACAATAAACTGATAGCATTATCTTCTGCTTCCTATAAGTTTGAATATATGTATAAATTATATCAAGAATTTGAGAATTTAATTCATGGATATATAAAAGAAGAAGAAAATCCATATGGTGAAAATGCGAGAAGGGTAATTATGCATTTTTCTTATGATTGTGCGCCCAAAGCTCTTTATGATCAAAATTTAATTAATCAAGCTAAAGCTTCCATGAGTCAATCTCAGTTTGATAGAGAGTTTGGCGCAGTATTCACTGATGATAGTTCTGGTTATTTCAAGACATCTACCATGGTCAAATGCACTGTAGCAGATGGAGATACTCCAAGTGTTGAAATCGCTGGAGACCCTAATGCAAAATATATTTTAGCTTTTGACCCTAGTTGGGCAGAGACGGAAAGTAGTGATGATTTTGCTATGCAGGTTTTAAAACTAAGCGATTCAAATGATAGATCTATTTTAGTACATAGTTATGCTTTAGCTGGCTCCAAACTAAAGGATCATATAAATTATTTTCATTATTTATTAAATAGTTTTAATATCGTAGCTATAGTAGGTGACTATAATGGTGGGGTGCAATTTATAAATTCAGTAAACGAAAGTCAGTTATTTAAAGAAAGTAAAATTAAAATTGAAACAATTGACACAAAGTTTGATGATATGACAAAATACAATGAATCATTAGTTGATGCCAAAAAACAATATCAACAAGGTAAAATTTGTTATTTAAGAACCCCATCTTCAAATTGGATTAGGCAAGCAAATGAAATGCTGCAAAAAAACTTTGATCATAAAAAATTATGGTTTGCGTCCAGGGCTATTAATGATGAATATCACTTGCAAAGAAAAAAAAGAATCCCAATCAATGATATAAAATATTTAACTGAAAAAGCTGATTCTAATGCTGTTATTATGGATAAGGACGCCAAAATGATAGATTTCCTTGAGCATCAACATGATATGATGAACCTAACAAAAGCAGAGTGCGCTTTAATTCAAATCAAAACCTCTCCACAAGGAACCCAAACTTTTGACTTGCCCGATAATTTAAAAAGACAAACTGGGCCAAATAAACCAAGAAAAGACTCGTATTCAGCTTTAGTCTTAGGTAATTGGATGGTACAGGTTTATTACGACATGATGTCTGCGGAATCAAAACCTATATATTCTGGATTCACCCCAATGTTTATTAGATAGTATTATGTCTGCACAAGAAGTTATATATCAACTCAGAAGAGAGATTGCCGAAAAAGATTTATTAATTCAAAATTTGAAAAAGCAAATTGAATCAATAAAAAATCAAAAAGCTAAAAAGTAAATAAAAGTTGAAAAGTTAACTTTTAACTTTTAAAAAAGTCGTGTATAATACTATATGGCAAGAAAATATATTAAGCGATCAGATTATTGGGACAAATTTAATAAAGCAAGCGAAAAGAAGTCTTTGGAAGATTTGTATGATGCAAACCAAAACTGGGAACCGTCATTTGAAGGTTCGGCGTATTACACAAGTAAGGCTGCAAAATATAATCGAAATACTATCGGCGGCTTAAATACAACTAGTAGGCAGAATGCAGCTGGAAGTAGACCAATTTTAGATAAATATATAAATATAGCAGAAGGATCTTTGCCATATAATTATAGAGACGCTGGATACGTGGATATCCAAGATGCTATACAGCTGTGCCAAAAAGCTTATGCAAATGTCGCTATATTTAGAAATACTATTGATGTAATGTCTGAATTTTCAAATTCTAATATTTATCTTGAAGGGGGCAATGAGAAAGTTAATAAATTTGTTTATAAATGGTTAGAAAAGATTAAAATTTGGCAAATCAAAGATCAGTACTTTCGTGAATATTATAGAAGCGGTAATATTTTTATATATAGGATAGATGGTAAGTATTCCCATGAAGATATTAAAAAAATGCAAACCATATATGGAGCAAATAATAAATATATAGACAGCGGTAAAATTCCCATTATGTATACGTTTTTAAATCCATATGATATAATCGCAAAAAGAGCATTAAGCTTTAGTAAATCTGGAGGTAGTTATGGAAACTATGCTAAAATCCTATCAGAATATGAAATAGAATCATTGAGAGATCCTAAGACTGATTATGATAAAGAGGTTTTTGATGCCTTGGAGCCAGAGATTAAAAAAAGAATTAAAAATAACGGCTGGACTCAGGACGGGATTACAATTAGCCTTGATGCAAAAAGATTAATATATTCTTTTTATAAAAAACAAGACTACGAACCATTTGCCATGCCTTTTGGCTTCCCTATACTTGATGATTTAAATTGGAAGATAGAATTAAAGAAGATTGATCAAGCGATAGTTAAAACTGTTGAGAATGTAATATTATTGATTACAATGGGTTCTGAGCCAGACAAGGGTGGAATTAATCCCAATAACCTAAAGGCTATGCAGAATTTATTTCAAAATGAGAGCATAGGAAGGGTTTTAGTTTCTGATTATACTACAAAAGCTGATTTTGTGATGCCAGATTTAAATAAAGTTCTTGGCTCTGAAAAATATAAGGTGGTTAATGAAGATATTAAAGAAGCTTTGCAAAATGTTATCGTTGGGCATGAAAGGTATAATAATACAGAGGTTAAAGCAAGAATATTTTTAGAAAGGTTAAAAGAGTCTCGAAATGCTTTTTTAAATGATTTTCTTCAACCGCAAATCAAATTATTATGTGAATCTTTAGGTTTTAGAGAGTATCCTATTGCTTCTTTTGAAAATATTGATCTCAAGGATGAGTCTCAATTCCAGAGAGTAACTACTAGATTAATGGAGTTAGGCATCTTAACCCCAGAACAGGGAATCAATGCAATAGAGACGGGAGTTTTCCCAAGCAAAGAAGATATGCCCAAAAGCCAGCAAATCTACAAACAACAAAGAGAAGAAGGGTTTTATAATCCTTTGGTAGGTGGAGTGCCAATGGTAACTCCACCAGAAGGAGAATTAGAAAAAGTTAATTTAAATAATAAAACTCCAGAATCTCCAGGTAGACCTAACGGAACAAAAGGTATCAAGCAAGGCATTGCTAAACAAACCTATAGTAGAAAAAATTTACAAAAAACTATTAAAGATGTAGAAAGTTTTAGATCGTTTATTGAAGCGGAAATTAAAAATAAATTTAACATTAAAAGGCTTAATAAGCAAAAAAAACAACTAATTGATGTATTATGCGAAAATATTGTCATCGCATCTAATCAAGACAACTGGCAAGAGCGGGCAAAGGAGTGTATAAAAGATTTTGACAAAATCGAAAAGCTTTCTGTAATTCCTGAAATAAATGAAATAGCCGCCCACCACCAAGTTAAGCTTTATGAAGCTTCATTATTGTATCACAGTAATAAATAGGAATTTTTATATTTTTTTGTGTAAAAGTGATATATGAAGGATTTTAAATATAAAACTAGTTTTTCTAGTGAAATTTTAAGCTGTTCTGTTTTGGAGTCTAATAAATGGGATTCGTGGAATATTACAAAGGCATCTTTAGATTCCTTAAAGTCTATTATGCCTAAATCTATTGATCTTGATAAAAATATTGATTTATTGGGTGTTGCGTTTAACGCCGCTGTGGTTAATAAATTTAATAAAAATGGAGATGGGATTAGTACAGAAACAGCGTTAGCTATAAAAGATTATTTCATTAATAAACCTACAAACATGGAGCACGACCGACAAAAAGTCGTTGGACATATTGTGGGAAGTTCTTTTAGTAAATTTGGAGATAATGAATTATTAACCGAAGAACAAATAGAATCAGAAAATAAACCTTTTAATATTGCATTGGCAGCTGTAGTATACAAAACAGTAAATCCAGGTTTTGCCGCAGCTCTGGAAATGTCTCAAACAGAAGATTTTGAAGAGACCATATCAGCAAGCTGGGAAATAGGATTTAATGATTATGTTATCGCATTAGGTAGTACAGATTTACAAGAAGCCAAAATCATTTCAGATAAAGAAGAAATGAAGTCTTTTGAAGAATATTTGATATCTAACGGAGGTGATGGTAAGACACGAGATGGACAAAGAGTTTGCCGACTTGTTGTTGGTGAAGTTTATCCATTAGGAATCGGTTTTACCATTAACCCTGCAGCAGAAGTCAATGGAGTAGCGATCATTGATAAGAATGATAATTCTGATATTGATGAAGAAAAAATTAATAAAAATATTTCCCATTTAAACAAATTGAATGTAAACAAGCAAAAAACCAAATCTAAATTAATTATGGAAAACAAAGAACTTATTCAACAACTAGAAGAAATTTTAGACAATAAGCTTTCTAAAAAAGAATATGCTCAAGAAACTATTGCTAGTCTTGCAAAAGTTATTTCTGAGGCCATCAAGGAGAAAAGCGATAATTATGTCGAAGAAAGAAAATCAATAGAAGAAGAAAAAGCCCGCATTGCAGAAGCCGAAGAAAAACTAAAATCTTCCGTTCAAGAAATGGAAGAAAAGCTTGCTTTGGCAGAAGAGCAACTGCAGTCTCTTCAGGCTGAAAAGCAAGAAAGGGAAGCTAAAGCTATTTTTAATTCTAGGATGTCTGAAATTGATGAAATTTACGAACTGAATGATTCAGATCGTCAAATCATCGCCTCAGAACTTTCTGAACTTGATCAATCGGAAGCTGGGTATCAAGCTTTTAAGAAAAAATTAGAAGCTTTGTTGGGACCAAAGGCCAAGGCATTTATTAAAGAACAGGAAGCTATGATGAATCAACGTATTGAAGAAGAAGTAGCCAAAGCTTTAAAAATGAGTAACGCTGAAGAAGTCACGGCAGAGCAAATTAGTCGATCTACTGAAGAACTATTAAATAATGCTGAAGTAGATGAAGAATCTGTACCAAATAATAATGCGCAAGCATCTCAGGAGGGCGGGTTATCAAATCAATTTAAATCGATTTTTAATCGAGATAATGTTAACATTAAATATTAATTAATTATGGCAATTAGAATACTACCATTCAGACAGTATGCCGAACAGGATGTTGTAAATATCTATGCACTTAAAGGTACTGATGTCAATGACAATTTAGCTACCAAAGGTAATGGAGATGCAGGCGTTTTTGTATCGGTTTCTAACGGTAAACTTGATGACGGGCCAGTTACTTATGCTTCAAGTAGCTACCTTGGCAAAACAGATTACCCTTACGTTGGAAGAGATTATTATCCTTCTGTTCAGCTTCGTGCAGGCGCTGCCTCCACAGGCGACAAAGTATTAGGAATGACTCTTAATCAAACCGCTCTTAAAGACGAAAACGGCGAAAAGCTTCTTTATTACCCACAAAAAGCTTTAGAGAATCAAACCGTTCTTTCTGGCCAATCCGTTCCTATTTTAACTCGCGGGATTGTAACCCTTAATGGTTCTGCAGGCGGAGACTTCGGAAATAATGCTTACGTTAATGACTCTAACTGGGCCATTGGTAACGTTGCAATTATTTCTCCAAATAATGATGGCCGTCTTAGCGGTGTCGCTCCTACATCTGACCGTTTACGTGAGTATATCGGTTATGCAGGAGGCCAAGACGGGATTGGAGTTATTCTCGCTACAGGATCAAGAGTAGCTGGTTCTACCGCAGATCAATTTGCTGGTTCTGCAGGTACTACAGGAGCTTATTCAATCGTCAAAATTGACTGTAATTAATAGAAGGAGTTTATTAAAATGACAATTACATTAAAAAGAACAGAAGAACAACTTGAGCTTCTTAAAGCCATGGCTTCTCGTGATCGTAGTATAGCTTATGAAGCTCAAGCTGCGCTTGGCTCCTTTATGGGTCCTATTCTTGCGGAAGTTATTAATAATGCCCCAACTCTAAGTAATTTATTTACTACATTGAGTTTTAACCCTGATGATAATCCAAGCATTCCTCTTGATCTCTACTACGATATCACCGCTGAAGATTATATTACAGTTTACTCCCAATCAATGCCTGGAGGCCTTCCTACTAACCATGTCTCTCCAACAGCTAGCGAACTTAAATTCACTACTTACAATCTTGACAGTGCTGTAAGTTTTGATAAGCGCTACGCTGCTAAAAGTAGACTTGATGTTGTAGGTAAAACCTTCACTCGTATTGCTCAGGAAATACTACTAAAACAAGAGCGCACTTCTGCGAATCTTATTCTTGGAACATTAGCTGATAATAGCGGAAACTTATTAACTTCTAAAATCGCTGGTAGATTTCTTCTTGCGGATCTTAACGCTCTTATCACTAAATCTAAAAGAGTTAATGATTCTTGGTCTGGAGGTACTCCAGCTAACAAAAGAAGCGGAATCACCGATCTCTTAGTTAGTCCTGAAATCATTGAAGAAGTTCGTGGAATGGCTTACAATCCAATTAACAGCAAAACCGCTGATGGCACTGTACCAGCTGCTGGTTCTGATGCTTGGGTTGCCGCTCCAGATGACATTCGTCGTGGACTGTTTAATGATTCTGGCGAAATGACCTCATTCTTTGGGGTAAATTTAATGGAAGTTTATCAACTAGGTCCTTTAGCTGATGGCAACCAATTTACCAAAATCTTCAATGGCCTAAATGCAATGTCACGTAGTGATTTGGTATTAGGCCTTGACCTTAGCCGCGATTCCCTTTTTAAAGGGGTCGTTCTTGATTCTGAAAGTGGTGCAGAGTTTACTCTGACTGCCGATGATCAATACAGCATTCGCCAGCAAAAAATTGGTTATTATGGTTCTATCGAAGAAGGTAGAATGGTTCTTGATAAAAGAGCAATCTTCGGTATAGAAGTTTAAAATATTCATATATTAATAATAGAGCCGTCTCCCTGCTGGGAGGCGGCTTTTTATTTTCTATAGGCTTGAAATTTTGTGTACTAAATTTTATTATTATATACTTTATTTAAATTAAAGGATGAAAGGTTAAAATTATGGAACAAAAAAATAAACAAGGTCGGGGAAGACCACAAAAAAATCAAAAAAAGCTTGAAAAATTACATCAAGCTCATGGAATGGATGAAAGAATTAAAAAAGCAAAAGAGCTTGAAGATTTGATTGGCTTGTCTACAATCAATCCATACGGAACAAGTATCGCTTCTGAATTTGAAGCAAGATTAAACGAAATGGCTTTGGTAGATATGCAAGAAATGGCAGTAAGAGCTGGAGTTTTTCCTAATGGCAATAAAACTTCTTTAAAATCAAAATTAATAAAAGGTTTTAATGAATACAATAGGGGTAGCGTTTTAATGAATGCGCCACAACCTATTAAGCTTAATAACAAAGATAGGAAAGCTACAGAAGAGGCTCTTCGTTTAATGCGAGAAGGACTTTAAATGAATGATATTGGAAATCTAGCAACAAGTATTTGGGACAACGAGTTTGGCGATGAAACAGGCGCTCTTCATCGTACTTCTGAAATATCCTCAATTTCTGGATGGTTATCTGCAAATGTAGGACAACTAAATAATTACATATATACTTCATTTAGTGGAGCTTCAGACGGGCAAATGTATCCAGTTGGTAAGTTTCAATTAGAAGAACAAAATATTTTTTCGCAGATATACTTAAGTCATTATTATAAAAAACAATCCAGAAATGCCTTAAGAGGAATTGATGGAAGTTTAAATAATGATATTGATTGGATTAGATTACAAGAAGGAGACAGTTTAATTGTTAGAAGCAATAAAACAGATGTATCAAAAATCTATCGCGACCTGGGTAAAGAGTCGGATGAAAAACTAAAAAATTTAGTATATTATTATAACCTTTATCAGTCAAAGCCCAGACAGGTAGCGGGAAGAGATGGAGATTTTGAAATATCTGGAAAATACTCAAGGTCATTCCCTTATTATAGATAATTTATCATGTCTTCTTTACTGAATAATAATCAAAAAAATCAATTAGAAGATGTATTTACCCATGTTCATGATACCTTTGCTAGAGATATCACTATATATACCGTAAAAAAACAAATATTCGTAGCAACCAATCAGACATATAATGCCTTGTATTCTAGAATCAAGGACGCGACCATAGAAAAAAAAGAGGTTACTTCTACTACAGTCAAGGCTAGAGTGCAATATATCAGCAAGCAATATATAGAATCAGAATATGGACTACAAGCACAGACTAACCTGCCAATATCTGCAGGAGAATTAAGAATCAAACTTGATGAAACTGGTTATACGTCTTTTAAGTTTGCAAATAGAATTGAAATTGATGGAACGGTTTGGTCAATAAAAACAGATGCTTCAAGAATAGGATTATTTAGTCCAAAATTTTATACTTTGTTTTTAGAAAGGGCTAACTAGTGATCATTAATAATCTAAAACTAAAACGTACATTAGCGCAGCAAGTTCCTTCTGTTATTAAAAGAAGAATATTTAATGATTTAGAAAAACAGTTCGAACAAGCAAAGGCAAAATTATTAAAAGATTTTGAAAATCATGCTGTAACTAGAGAATTAAATGAAAAAAATGGAGCCTCTAATATAAGCAATACTTTAGGAGGAGAAGGAAACTTATATTCATTTATTGGATTTAGTGGAGAAGATGCTTTATCTCAATTAAGGGATTTATTAGAAAATGGAATTAAAATTATAAGCAGAAGAACCGATCCAGGTAATTTATCTTTTTCTATAAAAATTTCTATACCTAATGAAAATTCAATATCCGCCGCAACCCCAATGCCTTGGGCTCCAGGAATGAGTTGGGCAGAAGGAATTGAAAAAGGCATATCTGGTCTAGGTAATTATTTAAATAAAAAAACTAGCTCTAGCAGATCTGGGAGTGGCATACAAATAGATTTTAATATTAGAAATCAAACCTTTTCAGGTGTCCCATATTTAACAAAAATACTTGAAGATTTTATCAGAGAACTAGGCAAACTAAAATGAAAGTACAATTTGATCATGAATTACAGTCAAGTTTCTACCTTTGGTTTGATGACAGGGTAACCAGGATGATGTCTGGTATAAAACCAGAAGTAGGAATGTCTTTTGGTTATTACGAAGATACAAATGATATCCCAAGCTCTTTAGATGGATATTACGCACCCTATCGCCAGCTGCTATCGAATGGTGAAGATGTACCAAGCGGAGTTTATATTAATAATGTTTTATATAATCAAGATACAACAACTGCAGGTCAATATTTATTGATTGATCATAATCAAGGAAGGGTAATTTTAGATCCGAATTATTATGGATCAAACTTAAATGTGAGTGGAAATTTTTCTACAAAAGATTTTAATATTTATATGACTAATGAAACAGAAGAAGAGTTATTAATTGAAAATACTTTTATATTAGCTTCTGATAGTAAAACCCAATTGGAAAAAGCTGGGGAATTAAATATTGATCATTATGTTATACCAGCGGCTTTCATAACTATGTCACGATCAGAAAATAAACCTTTTGCGATGGGAGGCTTGGATCAAACTTTATATAATATTAGAACAGTAGTAATTGCTGATAGTAACTATGGATTAGATGCTATGCTTTCTCATTTTAGAGATACGCAAAATTTAACTGTACCATTAGTGCCATATGAAAATTTTCCTTTTGGAGAATATTTTCACATTAAAGAACCTCCTTATACTTATACTGGTTTAGTTAACACTAAGAAGCCAGATATTTGGATACAAAAAGTAAAAACATCGAAACTTTATGATAGAAATAGTGTACTAAACTTAAGTAAAGGCGCAAAAGTTGGATTTATTGATTTTGAATTAAATATTGTAAGATCAACAAAAGTTTGTTCTTGATTTATTATTTAATAAAAAATTTCCTTTTTTGTGTTTGTAGATGTATATGATAGTAAAATTAATTTAAATTAACCTTAAAATTATAATATATTATGGCAAGAAATAGAGTTATTTATCAGAGCGAAGCGTTATTCGTTGGCCCAAAAGCTGGAGGCGAACATACCGCTCATAATGAACTCCATAGAGTTCAAAATATTAGCCACGACATGAGTGCTACACGGACCGATATTTTTGAATTTGGACGTTTGGCTGCTTTAGACAAAGTGATGATCGAGGCACCTACCGTATCTTTAGACTTTGGTTATTTATTAACCAATGGTGAAAATGAAAAAAATATTGGATTAGTTGTCGAGCAACAAACTGCTGGTTATGTTGGTGGGAATTACATGGGAAGCGATACTCTTCCTAATGCTACTAGCGGTATTATAGCAAACCCTGGTGCCGATAACGATGAAAAGAATTATTATGTTGTTACTGTCCCCGAAGGATTGGACGCTGACGACGATGATAGTTATTCCTCAAGCACTAATAATTTCAATTCACGCTCAATTGTTGGTTTTGGTAATGGGGTACTTAGTAATTATAGCATTAACGGTGCTGTTGGTGATTTTGCTTCTGCAAGCGTAAGTATCGAAGCGTTTAACATTTCATTTATTTCTGGACAAGACGCAGCTGTTTCTGCTGCTTGGGTTAGTGGAGACGCAATCCCAACGATCAAAAAAGGTACTAACGGTCTACAGGCTGGTACTTTTGCTTTGCCTGCTCCAAGCACTGGTCAACAAAATGTATTTGCAATTCGTCCTGGAGATATTATTCTTGATTTTGATGTTACTGATTCTAGTGCTGCTTTTAGTGAATTAAGTGTTGGTGGCGCAATTCTTCCTAGCCAAGATCCAGATACCACCCAAGAGGGCGCAGCCGCTCCTGAACCAATGCATCTTCAAAACTTTAGTATTGAAATGCCATTAGCTCGCACGGCTTTAAATCGCTTGGGCAGTACATTTCCATACTATCGCGCTATTGACTTCCCACTAAATGTAACATTAAACTGCAGTGCTTTGCTTGCAGATGTAAGCACTGGTAGTCTTGTAGATATTATGTGTAATGATGCCAAGCGCACTATTGAAGTTGCGTTACGTAACCCTTGTTCAGCTAATGTTGCTGATGGACTTGGTGACATACAATCACGTTTTAGATTAAAAAATGCTCAATTAGTTTCTCAAAACTTCTCTGCCAGTATTGGTGATAATAAAACTGTAGACCTTTCTTTCGAGGCTACGGTTGGTGGTCCAAGTGATTTAAATAATGGATTATTTATTTCTGGTACTGCTAATAATAGCTAATAATATATCACCATTTTAATCTTTAAATTAGATTAAAATATTTAAAGCCCCCGACTTCGGGGGCTTTTTATTTTAAATACAACACATTTTTAATTAATATAATGTGTAATACATATTTATGGGTTACTTTAGGAATAATTATGGAGACCAAGATATTTATATATCTGGTCAAAAATTAAGGGGTGTACAATCTACGGATGCATCTTTTAGTATTCCTTTTGAGCCTATTAAAGTAGCAGGGGTTGGCTATTTAGATAATACAATAAATTCCAATCTAGAAGGGTCTGTTAGTGTTAATAGGTATGTTGTCTCTAATGAAGATCCAATTACTGGATTTTTTACACAGCCAATATCTGGGCATTTGCGATATGGGACTGGAAATAACCCTCTTATTTTTTCTTTTCATAGAGGTCAAATAAATTCTTATTCTTCTTCGTGTAGTGTAGGCGGAGTCCCAGAGCTAAATTTTGAAATATCAGCTTATGGTAATATTGGATCTGGTGTTTCTACAGGAATTGAGCAGCCTAATAATGAAACTATTGCAATAGCCAGACCAGGGGATATTATTTTTGAAGGAGTTTCTGGGCAGTCTACAAACAGGATACAATCTTACAATTATGAAATATCAGTACCAAGAACTCCTATTTATGTTTTAGGATCGGGATTTGAGCCAGCTTACTTTAATATAGATTATCCAATCGAAATTAATTTAAGTTTTGATATGGATGTGGACGATTTGCAGTCGGAAGATATGCATGACCTAGTATGCAACCAGCCAAAGAACGACATCTCTATTACATTAAGCGGGTGCAATCTTAATAATTTTTTAAGAAAATTTATCTTACCTAATCCTATTTTTTTAGGTGTGGATTATAGTAGTTCTATTGATAATGATTTATCGGCTACTATAAGATATAAGTCATATATTAATAATATAAATGATATTGCTCCTTTAATTGGAGGAGGACAAATATTTATTGATGTTAATGTGGTTGGAGGTGGAACGGTTCAATTTGTAGAGTTTTTTGATTAATGGCTAGATATACAATACCATATGGTAAGAACGCCAAATTTAGAATTACTCCTGATCCTGGGAATAAGATTAGTAGTATTATTTTAAATGGTCAAGATTACTCTTTTAAAATAAATCCTCCAAGCACATCAGCAATGGATTTCATTGTTTATAGTGCTAGTTTTAATCAAGTATTAGAAGTAACTTTTACAGAACATGTAACTACAACTGCAAGTCCGACTACAACCTCGGGCCCTACTACAACTGTATCGCCAGCTATCACTACCACTACATCTGCTCCAATTACAGATGGTATTTGTATTGAAAATGTATCTAACGGAGTTCCAAATGGAACTTATCAAAAATCCAGCGAATTATTTTCAGAAAAATCGTATTGGTATAATAACAGCTTATCAACAACATATTATGTTTTATGGTCAAATGAGCATTCTCAATGGGTCATTACAAATATTTTAAGCGATTCTGGTTGGATTTATTATGGGCCAAGTTCCACTCATCCTTGGCAAGGAAATTGGGATATACCAATTATTAGTCAAGAAGAATGTCCTACCACAGCAGTTCCGACCACTACAGCGGTTCCGACCACTACATCGGTTCCAACGACAACAGAGGTTCCGACAACAACAGCGGTTCCAACGACAACAGCGGTTCCAACGACAACAGCGGTTCCGACAACAACAGCGGTTCCGACAACAACAGCGGTTCCGACAACAACAGCGGTTCCAACGACAACAGCGGTTCCAACGACAACAGCGGTTCCGACAACAACAGCGGTTCCAACGACAACAGCGGTTCCAACGACAACAGCGGTTCCAACGACAACAGCGGTTCCGACGACAACAGCGGTTCCGACGACAACAGCGGTTCCAACGACAACAGCGGTTCCGACAACAACAGCGGTTCCGACGACAACGGCGGCTCCTAGCCATTTATGTATTTATTATGTATATAATAGCGGAACGCAGACACTTACTGGTACATTAACTTCTACTGGCTTTGTTAATGGGAAGGTATATTATGAAGTAACTACTTGGCCTTTATCAGGAGATAATCCTTACATGTATTGGAGTTCAATAAATAGCAAATGGTATATAGCCAGCAGCACAAATCCATCAGATGTAGACTATGAAGAATATGCAGAAATAAGTAGTGCTAACCCTTATGGAAACTGGACTATTAGTACTGGGGATATAAATAGCATTAATACTTATGAAGGAATTTGTGCCACAGCGGCTCCAACAACTACAGCTGTTCCGACGACTACCACAGTAGTTCCGACTACTACTACAGTAGTTCCGACGACTACAGCGGTTCCAGGAACTACAGCTGTTCCGACGACTACCACAGTAGTTCCGACTACTACTACAGTAGTTCCGACGACTACAGCGGTTCCAGGAACTACAGCAACACCAGTCTATCCTTGTGTTTCTGGTGGAAATTCAAACGCAAACGGAACTTATAATCCTGATGGTACTTATAATGGGAAAACCTATTGGTATAATGGTAGTTACTATATTTATTGGGCTGGCGGCGGTAATTATTGGTATATTGCCGATTCTCTAGGTTCTGGAACTCCATATGATAGTAGCGCTTATGATTTTGATCCATGGAACAATAGTTGGGGTTTCATCAGTGTAGATGAAAACTGCCCAACAACTACAGCAACTCCGACGACAACAACAGCAATTCCGACAACAACAGCAGCTCCGACAACAGTAGCTCCGATAACAACAGCAGCTCCGACAACTACACCAGCTCCGACGACAACTACTACAGCGGCTCCAACAGAAATTGCAGAGAGATTATGTGTAAGATATTCGAGCATTGATTATTTTAGCAAATCTATTCTTTGCGAGGAAGGAGAAGATAATATTTCGAATGGAGTTTACTGGGCTATGCTTGGCGCAGAGGGACTTTATGAATTGGTAAGAGACAATGAATTGAATATTATATACTATAATGGTAAGCCTTATTACCAAAGGTACATGTATCCATATGAAAAATGTAGCCCTTGCAAATATGAAAAAACTACTCCTTCAGGCACTGCCACTACCATTATACCAGGACCAACTATCAATCCTAACAATGATCCAAATTGTCCGTATTCAACTGCAACTCCTGGCCCAACTGCAACTCCTGGACCAACTACAACTCCTGGACCAACTACAACTGCGGGTCCGACAACCACAGTAGCTCCATGTGACTTATATATTTATTATGAAAATGGTTTGTGGAATATAGCTCCAGTACTTGGAAATCTCGCGAGTTTTGGCGATACTGTATATTCAGATGATTCTTATTATAAATCATACAATCCAGGACTTCCAGCTTCGGAAGATTATCCTTGGCTTGTAGGTATGGGAGAAACAAGTTTATATAATCAGTATACCATAATTGCAGATACTCAAAATGACTGGAATGATTGCGTGGGCGAGGTAGAGTATGTAGAATCAATACAAGGAGGTTTGGATTGTGTCGAGTGCGAGCCACCAACGACCACGCCAACTCCAACCACATCAACTCCAATAATTACACCAACAACTACATCAACCCCATAACATTTTTTAGATTTTACAAAAAGAAATATTTAACATAAATTATGAAAATCCCTTATACAGTATGGGCAGAAGTAAATGGAAGATTTCGACACCCATTTGCCTCAGATGTTGGAAGATTCCAAGAATATGTTGAAGAAAGCTATAAAAGACCATTAATATCTGGGTCTGAACCTCACAGAAGTCGATGGAATCCTAATAATTGTATATATTATGGACTAGGAGAGCCAAGAAGTAATATTGGAGATAAATTATTTTTTAATGAAAATAAGGGGTGCTGGCAGTTTGAGGGCAAATTTTACGAAAGCCATGGATATAAAGAGATTTATACAGGAGAACCTGATTGTGATATTTTTGGAAAATATTGGTTAGATAAAACTGAAACAGATGCACAACACGATAACCCAGAAGCATTTTATGAATATGATAATCATTATCCTTGTAAGTTTGCAACAATATCTAAATGTTCACAAGCTGAGGTGCCTGAAGATAAATTTGTAATTTGTAGTATAGCTGGCTGTGATTGCAGTTATGATGATGTCTCAGTTGAGTGCAAAGCTAATGCTTGGCCAGTTTCAATGTCATTTACTGGGGCATCTTTTCTAAATAATACTACTAGTGTATCTACTGGTACTTATTCTGTAAATAAAGATTATGAAACAAGGTTTACAATAGGAGATTCTTTTACTGGAGATTGTGAGACTATCAGTGCTTGTAATAATTGGTCTGGAGAATGTGATGTTGTGCAGTGTTGTTCATGGACTGGGAAAGCTACTATTAATCACGGCACAGGAGCTCCCCCATGGCTTGATATTTCTATACGATTTAAATCTCATAAAATTTCTGATTATCATGATAGAGGCGATCAGTTTCCTTCCGATAATCCAGTATCTAAATATATTCCAAGTCGATTTGGTTGGGAATGGAGTATTTTTGGTGTCGAAGAAATTGACACTCCCCCAGATGGTGTAATTTTCTTTACTGGAAGTAAAAATATTTGGCAATGCCCAGACGTTGAAGAATCTAATGACCCACTTACAGAATATCAAGGATGTGGCTTTTATGGTAAGAATACCAGCTTAGTATACGCGGCGCAGGTTGATGATGGTGGTGGAGTTGTGAATTTTTACAGTCTTAAACTAACACTAGGAGGCGAGGGCATGCCTAAGATAGAAAACTGCTGTTATGATGTAGATGGGCGGGATATAGAAGGATTTGGTGCGGTTGATGAAGCTGGTCGGCCATGTACTGACAATAGAAAATATGCAGATAGTATTTATTATAATAAGGCTGCCATGGCTACATTTTGCCAAGTAGGATTAATGGGGCCGAGCGATATTAATGAAGCGGGAACGTATTGGGCTATTTCAAATATATTAGGATCTAATAGTCCAGATGATTATAGTACAGAAGATGGAGATCCGTGGAGCCCTAATACTTGGACCTGTATAAGTGTTGAGGAACATGCCTGTGCAACAACAACAACGAACCCATTAGCAACAACATTAGCCCCAACAACAGTAACGGCAACAACGACAGTGGGTCCATGTTTTGGGGTTTCTGATATTTGTGTTACTGATGCAAAAGAAGTAAATATGCTTGGAACATATGTATGTCAAGGAATTTATAATGGTAAAAATTATTGGTATAATGGCCAGTATTATATTTATTGGATTACCCTGCCAACTACAACTACAACCGCATCACCAACCACAACTACAACTGCGGGACCAACTCCAATTCCTGGACCAACTACAACTGCGGGACCGACCCCAACTCCTGGACCAACTACAACTCCTGGACCAACTACAACTGCGGGACCAACTACGACTATAGAACCAACTACAACTGCGGGACCAACTACGACTATAAGACCAACCGTGGCCCCAGAGACACCTATATGTTTTTATGATGCAACTTCATTAGTTGTAACGTTATATAAAGTTGAAAACTCCTATGGAGAAGATTATTTAATTAACAATAAACCATTTTGGATGGGGTATAATCCAATCAACAGGATTTCATATGTACTTTATTATAATGAGCTTGACTATTGGGTATTAAGAGACGGACTAACAATAAGTAATACTACTTATGCAATTTCTGACGATACGGGTATTTCCCATCCTATAGCTGTAAGCAGTTGGAGTTCAACTGAATTTAATGATCCAGACTTACAAAACGGTCCGTGTCCTACCTATCCTCCAGTAACTACTACAGTTGCTCCAACAACCACACCAGCTCCAACAACCACACCAGCTCCAACAACCACACCAGCTCCAACAACCACACCAGCTCCAACAACTACAGCAGCTCCAACAACTACAGCTACTCCAACGACCACTACAGCTGGGCCATTCGGAACTACTGATGTAGACTTGTGTGTCGATTATAATGGTGGTGGTAGTGAAACGTATGAAGTTTATTCTACTCATAATGGTAAAAATTTATGGAGGGGATCAGTCTTGACTACTAGATATTTATATTGGTCAAATACTAATAATAGATGGCAAATTGGAACAGGCACTACTGATTATAGTTTCGGATATTCACAATCATATCAATTTGATGAGCCATGGAATGTTACTTGGACTAGCGTTTCTGTTTCTGAGGGATCTTGCTAATAACTAAAATTATAATTTATCATGCCAACAAAGTTTGAAAACTGTCCAATAATATTGAAACCTCAAGTCAAAATCACTGACTCATTTGAGGATATTTTTATTATGGCTAATTCTATTACGATAAATGACCAATTACCTATTGCGCAGATTCGAAGGTTAGGTAGAGAAGGCGCTTATGCTGGAAGAGCAGAATCTCCTGTACAAGGTCAGCTGTCTATAGATTTTGTATATGGAGAAATGTCTGTATTTGTAGATGGAGTAAAAATTTACAGTCCATCAAAATCTTGGTTTGATAATTTAACTGGAAAAGTGGAATATATTGATGCGTTTATAGGTCCATATCAATTTTCCAGCGGACTATTAACAGATTTTTCTTTTTCTTCTGAGCCTAATTCAATAGTTAATACAAGTATTGGCTTTGTATTTTATAATTCTGAGTTGTCAAAATTAGATTCCCCAGTTATTGAACAACAATATTTTTCTGGAGTTGGACATGGGGTTTATTCTAGTGGAGACTTTTCAGATCCAACGATTGGGTCAAATCAAAACTCGTTTTCGTTTTCTTATAATCTTTCCCAAGGATTTGAACCCGTCAGATATGCTGGTCAAGTTTCTCCTGCGATTATAAAAAGAACCGATGGAGAGATTACATTTAACATACAGGGAGATGATTTAGCTAATGGATTAACCACATCCCCAGATTCCTTATGCAAGGATAGAATTAATGAAGCTAATTTTTTTATCACTGGATTATGTAATAACAATTTTGGTGATAAATATACAGTAAAGGGATACATTCAAGATAGGGAAATTTCAATTGTCGAAGGAGATATAGTTAGGGGTAGTCTAAAAATAATAGATTATTTTTAATAAAATATTATAATATGATATGGATATAAAACCAAAAGACGTATTGGTTTTTCAGGTTAAAAGGGACTTCATAAATTTATACAAAAGTTTTCTTTTTATACTTGAGGATATAGAGAAAGAACATCAAATCGCATTCAGTAAAATAAAAAGACAGTTACCTCAATTTAAAGATGCAATAGAATGCGCAGATTACTTAGATGAATCAAAAATGGAATATCTAAGAAAAAAGGTTTTAGATTTAGGAAATGGTTCTATCCGTCATTTAATAAATGAATTGGAAAAATATGATATTGATTTTAATATAAAAATTAATTAAGGTTAAAAGGATATAAAAATGGCAAAAAAAGAATTATATAGTTTCACGATTGAAATTGAACAAGAGACTGAAAAAGAAATTCAAGTCGAAAAAGAAGTTGAGGTCGAAAAAGAAGTTGAAGTTGAAAAGCGTAGAAAAAACAAACAAACCAACAAGTTTGAATCTTATGTTACAACTCAAATTAAAAAAGTAAAAGAAAAACAGATTGTCTCAGAAATACGAACAGAGATTAAAAAAATTCCAGTAAAAATTTCAATCAAGAAGCCGACAAGATCTCAACTGGAGGACGGTGATATGTTTTATAGCGTATGGCTAAACAAATTTATTAAAATGGGATTACTAACTAGATCCATGCTTGCGAAACAACATGTTGATCTCGGTGGTACTTTAAATGAAGAAGAAAAGCAGAAATATGCACAGCTATATGTAAAGCTTTATGAGAAACAGATGACCGTGCAAAAGCTTGGTATTCTCTCTGAGACAGAAATGACTAATGATCAAAAGGAAAGATTAAATAATGCAGTCTATGAGCTTGGCGTTATTAGAAAAGAATTAACCGATTTCGAAACTGTGCAGGCAGCAATGTTTGAACATACAGCTGATATTAAAGCTAGAAATAAAACTATTACTTGGTATCTCATGCATCTAGCTCAGTATCAAATTGGAGATGAAGATTCCAGCGAAGTTCAAAACATGTTTCAAGGAAAAGAATTTGAAGATAAATATGCTTCTTACCAACAAAAAGATGAAGATGAAGATGAAATTTATATGAAAAGCATTGATCGATTAAGCTCTATTGTTACTATCTGGTATATGAGTGGCGTTCAAAAGCAAGAAGATTTCGATTCTTTATTAGAGCAAGTTGAAGAAGAATCAATGGTTTATGTCTAACCCTACAGAGCTTGAGCTTAGGAAAATTTTCCTAAGCATAGCGCAGGGATATAGTACTTCGATTTATGAATCAAAAACTGTATTTATTAAACATTTTAATTTATTTGACCAACAAAAATTAGATGACGCTTATGAAATAAAGCTTCAAAAATTAATTAAGCAGGGCATTCAAACAAAGGAAGAATTGTTACAAGAATTAATTGAGCAAGGAAAATGGTCCGCAGAAAAAGAAAGCGAAATCCAAAATAAAGAAAACTTTCTTAAAAACTTAATAAAAACAAAAGAATCTTTGATTCTCCCATCTCAAATTGAGCAGCTAAAAGATAAAATAGAAAAAGAAAAAAAAGTTATTGAAGAGCTTCGGGAAGAAAAAACTTCATTATTATCTAATAGCGCCGAATCTTTTGCAGGCAGATATCTCAATGATGAGAACGTATTTAATTCTTTTTTTAGTGACGGCCAATTAAAAAACACATTATTCACAAGAGAAGAATTTGATGAATTGGATCGAAAGGAGATCTATTCATTAGTAAGAATATATAACAAAGAGCTTGGTTCTATTTCTTTAAGTAATATAAAACATCTTGCTTTAAGTGGTTTATTTTCTAATTATTTTAACGTTAGCGAAGAATCTCCTTATAAAATATTTGATAAAAAACCTTTAGATCTAACTTTTTATCAGTTAAATTTAATTACTTATTGTAAGATATTTAAATCTATTTTTAAGAATATACCTGATATTCCAGATGATATTCGAGACAATCCTGATGAATTATTAGAGCTTATAGGTTCTAGCAAGAAAACGAAAGAAAAAATAGAAAAAATCAAAAAAGCAGCGCAGTCAGGCAAACAATCTAGAGCTCAAAGTATTGTAGGGGCAACTAAAAAAGACCTTGAAAAAATAGGAGGAGAAAATTCTTCCGTAATGAGCCCACAGCAGTTTTTAAAAAGTAAAGGTAAAACTTCTTTTTCATTGTTAGATGGCGATTTTAATGTGTAACTACTTTCAAGATGGCTGTTCAAGGAGATATAGGTTTAAGAGTAAGAGCGATTGGATTGCAAGAAGATATTGCTCGACAAGCTAATGCTGCACAAAGAACATTAAATAGAACTAGGATTAATTTATCTCTTGATGATCGTTCCTTCCGTCAACCCCTTGGACGCATTACTGGTGACATGTCGGAGTTTCAAAAGTCTTTGGATGCCTCTACCGCCCGTGTTTTTGCTTTTGGAGCTACAGTTAGTATTATTAATGGAATTGCAGACGGTTTCCGTGCGACAGTTGACGCCGTTATTCAAGTTGAAAAAGCTTTGGCAGATATTAATGTTGTAATGGGACTGAGTGCCGAAGGACTTCAATCTTTTTCTGACAGATTATTTGAGGTTGCTAAAAATACCAGTCAAACTTTTGAAACTGTTGCAAATGCCGCTGTAGAACTTGCAAGACAAGGATTGGGAGCAGAAGAAACTTTACGTAGGGTTAATGATGCCTTGATATTAACTAGACTTTCAGGTTTAGAGTCAGCCAGAGCAGTAGAAGCTTTAACTGCCGTAGTTAATGGATTTAGTAAAGCGGGACTAAATACTTCAGATATTATTAATAGGCTTGCAAATGTTGATGCAGCCTTTGCGGTTAGTTCTAAAGATCTTGCAGACGCCCTTGCTCGTTCTGGAGCGACAGCTCAAGATGCTGGAGTAAGCTTTAATGAACTTTTAGCGGTTATTACCTCCGTCCAGCAACAGACAGCTAGAGGAGGTGCTGTAATAGGAAATGCATTCAAAAGTATATTTACTAGGCTACAAAGAAGTGGAGTTAGGGAAGCATTAGAAGAAATTGGTGTAGCAACAACTGATTCTTTTGGTAATTTTAGGTCTGCTATTGATATACTTAAAGATTATGCAAAAGTTTATGATACTTTAGCTGACGCGCAGCAAGCTTATACCGCAGAACAAATTGCTGGAGTATACCAAATCAATAACCTTAGGGCGTTAATTTCTGATTTGAATAAAGAGTTTTCTATATATGGACAAGCATTAAGCCAAGCGGCAAATACTACAGATGAAGCTGTTCGAAGAAATGAAGAATTAAATAAGACATTTGCTGCTATGGCAGTTCAGGCTGGACAAAGTTTAACTCAATTGGCTCAAGCTTTTGGAGAGTTAAGTCTAGAACCTGCAATGGAAAAGGTTTTAGGAATAATACAGACGGTTGTTGACTCAATGAATTCTATGCTTGGAGAAGGAGATGGAGACAGTTTAATGTCAAAATTTTTCAAAGGAATGGGGCATTTTATTTCTGGCCCAGGACTAGCTTTAGTATCAGCAGCTTTCGGCAAATTATTTATGGTTGTCGTTAAGCATGGTATGGAAGCACTCAAGGAAATGTTTAAGATATCAAGCGAAGCTCAAAGACAGAAAGCTTTGCAAGAGTCGATTTTAAATATTTTAATGAAGGATGAACAGGCTTATAGAAAAATTACTTCTGCCGCTGGAGATCAAAATCGTCAAGCTCAAATACTTTTAGGGATTATTAGGCAAATAAATTCTGAATATGCAACTCAGCAACAATTAATTAGTAGCTTAGCAAGATCTCCCGCTCTTCGTGGGATAACTCCTGGACGGCAAGGTTTTACTGGTGTTCGACCACAAACAGGAACTTCAGCAGGGGGTTTCAACCCAGAACAGAAAAAAACTTTCGCAGAGGGAGCAATTCCTGAGATTGAAGCATCTGTTAATGCTGGATACGTAAACACAGTTCAGCCTCAACAAGTTAGGCAAATGAATATTCCTCAAGTTGGGAATATTATGTATAATACTCAAGAAAGAGTAGTAAAGATGCCTAACGTGGCGCAACCATTTATTGTGCCCCCAACTTCTTCTAAAGCCTACCCAGGTTATGCTAATACAGTTAAAGAGAATTTTGGAGAAAAAATGGGCAATATGGTGCTTGGGAGAGCATTTACTCCAGCTCAACGATCTTTTGCCGAAGACTTAAATCCGACTGCTAAATATAATTCAATTATAGAAAAACAATCAGCCAAAGGTTTAGTGCCGAATTATGCAGCTAGAATGATTGGAAGTCGAAAAGATTTTGATGACTTGGGATTAGGGATTGGTAGCAGCATGTCTTTCGAGCGATCTGTTGATAAGAATTATCAAGAATTTATTAAGGCGAATAACTTAAATCAACCTCGCACATCTAAAGAAATGTCTATCGTTGAGGGTGGCAATAGCATAAGACTAAACCAAGATATTGCAAAAATATTAAAAAGTGGAGGGAAAAATCCAGATTTACAATGGGATGGATCAAATTTTAAATCAGGTTATAAATATGAGTTTGATTACGGCGGAAAAACTATAATTGCTACTGGAAAAGAATTTAAAGAGCTTTTTTCAAAATCAGAAAGTGGAAAATATTCAATGCGAAAGGAGAGTGGGCTCGCAAAAGTAGCGCATGATCCAAGCGTCCCACAGGTTCATAAAATAAATGAAGATGTATCAATGTTAGTACCTCTTCCAATGGGCAACGCCGCCACTCAGGAAAATGTTATTATAAGTGGCCAAGAATTACTAAAAACAATTAGCTTAACGGAAGTTGGTAAATTGGGCTTGGTTCCGAAAGGTGAAAACGCAAAAGAAACTGCAGCAAAATTAAAAAACAATTTAATCAATGATACTTTTCAAGTTGGATTTAAAACATCTGGCATACAAGAATTTGATGATAATGTAACCTTAAGGGATGCGATAGATAGAGATATGAGTAATGCCATATCGGGCATAATAAAAAATAACGCAAATAAAGTTTTAGGAAGTAAGTCTAGTACATTCAAACTTAATACTGCTGATATAGATGCGAGGGCCAAGAGTTTAGTGCAACAAAATTCTTCACTTGCTGGATTCTTATTTGAGGAAGTTATTACGTCAGCTATTAATAAATCTTCTGCTTTTGATGAGAAGGATCAATACAGAAGATGGGATTTTAATGCTGGGGACAAGCCAGCATTAAATGAAATTTTTGATAGGGCTGTTGGAGAATTGTCTGACGCAAAAAGAACTCCAAGCCCATTGGCTAAAGTTTCAATTGGTAAAAAAAGTCTTTTTGCTACTCCACAAGGAAATCGAATTTTACGAAAAGCAGTTAATTCAGCAAATGGATTTAGCCCAGATCCTGTAAGTTTTGGCGGAGAAAAGCAATTAAATAAAAATATTAAAAATGCCGCAGAAGGCTTGGTTCCAAATTTTGCAGGGAGAAGCAATGGGTTTACTAGGTATATAAATTACAACAAATATAAAGGAAGGGAGAGCGTAAGAGCGAGTACATTAACCTCTGCACAAAGGGGTGAGAATGCATACAACGATTTTATTAAAACGGGCCGTATTTCTGATGTGATGAATATACCTCATGTGGTTGCCCACGCAGTAAAGGGAACGGGAGGAGGGTGGTCTGCCCTAAAAAAGGATTCAGAATCATTGCGTCGTTTAAAAGAGTTCGATTCTAAGAATCCTGGGTACTTAACTTTTAGCGAAATAACCGAGGGTAATTTGCAGAATA